GCTTCAGATACTTCTCAGACCATCCGTTGTCGGCGCAATCTTGAGAACAGTATAGGTGCGATGGTGCAAGAGGTGTGAACAACTCACCACAGAACTTACAAGCTTTTTCTTTGAAACCTTTTGCTTGTTTACCTGTTGCCATGTGCATTGGTATTCCTTTTCCAATCATGGTATCCTCTTGTTTCTTATTTGTTTGTATATACATACATCCTCCATTGAACTACGCTACTGGTTTAGCACAGGGTTATCCTGTCGCCCATACCAACTATATCTCTTAAAACATAAATGGTAATGTAACGATTTAGACTTTCCCTGTTTTCAATGGGTTTTACATGCGCTAATCTTAACGCATAAAGTTCTGTCTTTGCATCGTTTCTGTCACACATCCAGAGCTTAGCGTTCTCCGAATGCCAATCACCATTGAGGACAAGCTCAGCAAACTCAGGCCCACCCTCAAACTCGTAGCAGAAATTGGTAAGCATCCTGGCTTCAATACCACTGAGGTCGATCCCTATCTGTAGGTGACCAGGAGCTACTCGATATAACCTGCGGATTTCATTACCATACTTAGAGGTAGGTCGTGGGATGTTACATACTGCCCCGCTGTGCCTATACCTTGCAGTTGGAGTACCACAGGTGAATGCTTCAGCCGGAACACGATGGTCCTCACGCACATGGCTTAAGGCACCTTTGTTTTCCGGGTCTTTGATGTTGGTTATTAAACTCCTTCGATGCTGAAGGATACGGAACTCAGCAATGTCCTGCCCTAAACCAGGAGGCAAGCTTCCAAAGGATTCCTCAGTCAGCTTCGGCGACGTACGCTCATTGGTAGTCTTACTATAGTTGTACTCGATTGGAACCCAACCAAGACTCAGTAAGAAATCCTTGATCTGCGTATCACTTGAACAGTTGATCGGGTTGATCTCGATCTTATTGTACGGACCTTTTACATTCCGTATGTAGTCCTCGCCAAAGTAATCGATGGATGCTTTAGTGTACCAGTCCTCCAACTCAAAGGACACCTTGCAGAACGGACCCTTAACATTGGCCTCAACATCACCAAAATATTCTCTAACTTGAGATGTGAGCTTACCACTCTTCAGGAACGGGTTGATTGTTTTGTCGAACTTCGACTTTTTACTTGCCGTTTGTCCTGTAAGATAGCCAGAGAACAGTGGTTCAAGGCACTCCTTCCGGAGATCCTTCTGCTTCTCTTTGGTCAACGATGGTATTGTAAGGATCGGTGGGGCAAGGTCGGTAACCTTAGCTTCCAACACGTTCATCTTCTCAGTGAATTGATCGACAGTCTTGAGGGCAAGTGCCACATCATAATACACCCCATGAATCTCTTGCTTCGAGTGTAATCTGGCGACATCATGCTCCAGTTTGATAGCGGCATTGAATGAGTTACCACCACGTTCTTCCGATCTCTTCTGTCTAATCAGATAGTTATACAGTGCTACGTTGTTCTTAACATCACCCAAGCATCTGTTAAGTAGCTTCTGCGAAAGGTACGAGAAGTCACTCACTTGGATCTTCGGATCAGGTAGACCTAAGATCTTCACCCACTCTTCGATGCCTTGCTTCTTGACATCAGGGAATAAGATCTCGCACAACTTCTGAGTGTCAATCTCACCGATGTCATCTAAGACTTCGGCAAGCTCAGGGTACAACTTGACAAGCACAGGTACATCGTACGTCAAGATGTTGTGACCGATGATACACTCGAAGCTGGTCAAGTACGCCAGTCCATCAGATAGACTACCGTGTCGTGGGTATAGCTTGGTGTCGTGGAACGCTTTCAGTTCTTGTGTTTCCAGGTCATGAGTCACGATGCATAACAACTGAGACACCGTGTCATAGAAACCATTTGCTTCAATATCGAATACTACTGCTCCTGACATTCCCTGAAGTACACCTCGTCAATATCCTTGTACAGTTCAACATACTGTAGGAACACAAGGTGATGTGCATTTGATTTCTTATCCCTGAATACCCTTGGAAGTATACATAACTTCTTTGTCCACTGGAAGTACGGCAAACCTACTCTAATAATCATAGGAACTTATCCTCCTTTTGTTTCCTTCTCATCTTTGGTTTGAACACTGGAGCCTTTGGCTTGGGTGGCTCAGGTGTTTGTCGATCTTCGACAGGATCGCGCTGTCGCTCGACATTTTCGACAGGCTCATCAGGACTAGGGCTAACGATAGGTGACGGCGGTGTTCGGGTGAACACATTGTCAGATGTCATCTCTTCATGACGACCAGTCTCAGTGTTATACTTCAACGTGATTGTACCAGTGCGGCCATCAAGTCGATGCTTGATAATGCGGAGGGTAACTTTTGATCTTTCCTCTGCTGTTACCGCTTGCTGGTTTACCTCAAGACCCCAAAGGTCTGTTGAGTATTTCCACATAGCACGAGAGCCAGCAAACTGTGACCCACGTACAACTGCGCCTTCACCATGATCCTTGTCGGAGCTAGGGTTGTTGAGATGGTTGATGTGGAAGGCAGTAAAGTCAAGCTCACGGGTAAGTCTTGAGAGCGAGAACATTGCCTTGTTAAGATATTCGTTGCCCTCACTAGCGGACAGGTGGGTAACCAGTCCAGACATAGGGTCAATGAATATCGCCTTGATACCTTTCGACATCACCATGAAGCGAATGGCTGCTTCAATATCCGGCCAATCAATCTCACGCTTGGAGTCATAGAACATAAGCCCACGGTCACGCAGGTCATACCCTATATGCCTTGCATTCTCTTGTAACTCTACCGGATATGGTGTATCCGGTGTATGGATCTTGACACCAAGCTGGTAACCAATGAGTTTACGCAGGGCGAACCCCGGCTTGTTCTCAAGATCAATGACACCAATCGGTTGCTTGTGGTTATAGAGTAGATGAGATTGGATAGCTTGAACGAAAGTTGTCTTACCACTACCAGGACCACCACCGATACCGATGACGGCAGGATACACCAATCCAAAAGTCTTTTCTGTAAGACCTTTGAATGGATAGTCAAGTCCCCACTCGACAGGCTTAGTGGCCTCTTCAATTAACTCATCCGATATTTCCAGTATACAACTAGGCTTGTGTTCTTTAGCACGAAAGTAACAGTCGATATACTCAGCTTGCTTCTTAGCCTTGAACATATCACATGCATCTTTGAGAGTCTTCTCAAGGATCTTGATCTTAGGCAGAAGAGCAGACACCTCTGGAATCAACTTCAGTCCAGCGGCATCAGCATCAGGATCGAAAGTAATATCATCTATCTTACTTAGCCATTCAAAATTATCCTTGAATGCTTTAGTGTTGGCACCGTTGGGTAGACTGATACACTTAATGTTATACTTACTGAGCATGTGTTCAGCAGCAAGAGCATCATCCTGTCCCTCGGTAATCAATAGACGCTTAGGAACACCAACCTTATCTTGGTTGAAGAACATCAGCTTACGTTCGCCGACCTTCTCTGACCAGTAGAACTTCTTCGGATCTACTTCTCTAATCTTCCAGATCATAGATCCATCCTGAGCAAACACAGGATAGTAGAAGGTATGCGGCTCATCAAACTTGTCAGTCTCACACCGGACACCAGCGTTACCGTACACATACTCAGGAATACCACGGAATCCTTGTACATCAAACTCCGTAGGATCAATCTCTTTGTTGGATGACTCTTTAACATAGGTCTCACCTTTGACTCCCATCTTACTGGAAGTTCGTGTGTTTCCGTTGTCATCCTCAAAGTACATCTTAGCTTCAGGGTGATGCTGAGTTCTATTACAGCACCACGTCTTACCATCGGCCATTAAGAACAGGTGATCTCCGTTAGAGTCGTGCCCGTTCTCCTGGCACATCGGACACGCTCGGTTCGGAACCGCCATATCCCTCCCATTTGCCAACCCCTTCGTAGAGGTCGACCTGATCCCAAAACTGCCAGTGTTTGCAGTTGTACAAACTGTACTCCTGAACTTCAACCGGCGTAACTTTTGTCGAACATCGACAAACCGCTGGACCTCGAACGGAATCGAGGGCTGTCCATTTACGTCCGCAGTTTGGGCATTGATACTTCATCTGATACTCAATCATTTATTGGTCTTCCTAAGCTATTACTTTCAAGTAGGATAATCCATAGGCACACGAGACCTATAATTCCATCTACGATCCACAAATATGTAAGAGGTTCCATATAGATAATACTCCTGATAAAAGAGTTAGCGAAATGATACACCAGATAAAAGAGTCACTATCCGTAATCCATCTTAATAGATTCATCCATCCTTACTCCATTTTACTGGAGAGCATACGGTTGATGATACCTCTACAGATAAACCCTTCCGTTGTCGAGGCAGGGCATGTAATAGAGTGGTTGTTCGGTGGGTCAGCTTCGAATATACACCCGTGACATGACCCACCATTCAAAGTTTCAATGTACTCGTACTGTACTGTTACGATCTTGCTTGGAAAATCACTCATACATCCTCTCCTGCTGTTTCTGTCTCAGTTGATCCAAAGCTTTCTGGATTCTCATACGATACTCCTGAGCTTCGAAGCTTGTGTTGTAGTAGAGTTGCCAGTATACTTGCTCGTAGTAGAGAGCATCCTGTTCAGTATTGATCGTGATTGGCTTGTCTAATTCCCTTCTGTCGAAGTTCATATTTGTATTGCCTCCAATACCAAGGCACATCAAACCGGTGCCAGATGATATTCTTAAGACGTTTTGTCATCATCCATATCCTCAGGAATGCGGAACCCTTTGCCTACACCGTGGAACGGAATCCCATTCACAGTATACTCACGGAACTCAACGATGTACCACAGATCGTCAAAGGTTTCTGGTGCAGGTATTTGTCGATCTTCGACAGAACCCTCCGGAGTTACAGTAAAGGTCTTACCGTCCTGAGTTACACAGGTATAGAGGATAAGCTTCTCGAACACACCACGAACGAACCGCTCTTCGAAAGAGCAACCGACCACCTGGAACTCTTCGGTAAGCAGAGGCTTGGTCTTGAGCATGACCTCAGATCGGCGTGACTTGTTGTCCCACTCATACGGCAGGTCAGCGTTGCGGGTGATGATACCCTCACCACCTCTGGAGATGATGCTGTTGTAGAATACCTCAGTATCTAAGGTAGACGGAAGGATCAGTTGGTTTGGCTTGAGTAATGCCGGTGAGTAACTACTTCTGAGGTCAGCGTTAAGTTTCTTTCGGCGATCAATGGCCGGACGCTTATCATCCACTGACTCAAGGGCATCAAAAACAACAGCAACCAAGTGCCTACGCAGAGGATTAGAAGTATTCTTGACCATGCTTGCGATTTCATTTACCTTATACCCAGGAGCATAGAGTTCCATATCAAGGAAGGAGTATCCGTACAGATCACAGAAGGTTCGGCAGTACGTTGCCATCGTAGAAAGGTCATACACCTTGTTGCCTTTGCTAACAAGAGAGTTGGTGTCAAGATGGTAGGTTGCACGGATACCGTTGTACTTCTCATCAATAATCTTACGCATCGGAAGAGCCTGGACTTCCTCAATGGTGGCCCACTTAGCTTGCATACCCGACCGTGTTACCGGGGCAGCCTTCGCCTCCTCTTCAGTATTGACATAACCTTCCCGGCGTTTCTTCTCAGCCTTTGTCGCCGCTTTCTTGACGGCATCACCGGAAGAAGGTTTGCTAGATACCTTAAGTTTACCAGCGACATACCCGGAGTTTGTTTCTTCGAAGACCTTACCTTCAGGGTCTTGATACACAACGATGTACCACTCCTTGATACGTCCGTTGCTGCCAAGCTTATAAAGCCGTCGACTATAGAGTGTAGCTTCATTGGTTACAGGTTCCATTTTCGTTTGAGTCCCTCCACTTGTTTGTCGAACATCGACATTTCCGGAAGCTTGTTGGTTCCATCCAGACGTGACAACGATTCAGTCACCGAACCGACAGACAACTTTCGTAGAAGGGGTACTCCAGAATACACCGGAGTCCCTTTCTTTTTCTTCCGAACCTTGGCCGATACCTGGATTATGCCATTAGCTAACGACACGTTGATGCTCTGGAAGGTATTCATCCTCAGTCTTCACTTCACCACCTCCATATCATCCGACTCAAGGATCTCGACGACCTCATCAGTAATGATAGCGGCAACAGTCGGAGCAGCCAGGATACCCAAGGTTCCGGCGATGTTGTTCAACTTGGTAGCCTCAGCAGCATGGGCATCAACCTTGGCCTGGAGATCATCGATCTTCATCTTTGTATCCGAAGTGATTTTGTCGATCTTCGACTTTTTTCTTCAGCGACTTGGCGTTATGCGAGGCGATGGCCGAATTCATGCAGGAGGATACGAAGGAGAGAGACCGAACGATCATGTTTGCGATTGTGATTTTCATTTGATTGTTTCCTGTTGAGTTGTGTTGAGAGTTGATTTTTGTAAGGAATCCGCAGGACTCTTCCCCGGCTAGGCAGTCAGGCAACCCCCTTTCAAAGAGCCTCCAAGCCCTGCGGTACGTCACTCGAACAGTAGGTAAGTGCCTAAGTTACCACCATTCTGCACGCTCAGAAGGGACGTTATCAGATTAATTGATTGGTCTACTGGTGGGATTCGAACCCACATCCGCTGGTACAAGACGACCAGAATCCTCCCTTTAGACGACAGTAGACCATTCATATTACAGTTGAGATGCCTTGCGTTTACTGGCGATGGCCTTGGCCTTGAGGTAAGACTCAGTGGCGACTTGGCCTAACTGCCTATAGTTACACCGGTTGATGAGGTAATCGAATGCCGCCATCAGTCGGAGTCCAGGGGTTCGGGAAGAGTAAAGGACAACTTTGTCATCGGAGTCAGCGTCGATGCCATTCCGGATGAGTTGTTCGATTGCCTCACGTTCGTTGTTGATCTTGTGTTTCATTACAGCACCACCGGAGTTACGTTGAGATACCAGACAATCTCTGGGTCAGGATGGTCCGCGAACCGAGTTTGATCAGAGATCGTTACCTCGTGCCTTCCCTTAGCAGCATCGTACCGAACGTACCTCCGAACACCTGCTTTTTCTTCATACTCATCCCAAGCCCACACAAGAGTTCCAGGCAGGACAGGAGCATCAGCTACCACAACATCAAGCCACTCGGCTTTCCAACCCCATCTACCGCCATCATCACCCCTTGCCGATACTGCATAGATGTGGTAGGCAGGGTAGAAGGTAGTGATACTAAGCTCCTTACCACAAAACTCCCACATCTTTCTTGCGAAAGTTCCTTTATTATGAGAGAAAGTTTCTCCAGGTGTGCAGTGACTTCCAAGGATACTCTCGATGGCGTAGGTAGGTTTCACAAAGACCTTCACTGTTTTGCCGGGAAGATCCAAGGTACGATTCTCAGCGAAGAATTTAGCACCGTCGATTACTTGTGATTTCATTTGTTGTCCTCCGTATTTTGTCGAAGATCGACAGAATTAATGTGAAAAGGCGCAGGATACGTTATGACCTGCAAAGATGTTGTTGTCTTCAATAAAGGCGTCGTCATCGTAGACACCAGTTTCCAACATATCCACAAGGTTAATGAACACACGTTCAAGAGTGCCACTGTACATACGCTTACCGCTGGTGACTTCCGGCGACAGCTTGCCGTGAGCGCAGACCAGCACATCAGTCGGATCGTTTGCTTTCACAAGGGAGCATCCGATGTTGATGTCGATAGCTGCGACCAACCCAGGAATAAGTTGTCCGTTACCTTTGATAACAATGTACTTACCTGGGAGTTTCTCGGCACGGACAATGGCATCTTGCAATGGCGTGAGTTCAACTTCGGTCCAGTCGAGTTCGTAGAGCCAAGGAAACTGTTCACCAGGAGTACGGCCATCCACCAATACATTGTTACCATAGATACCGACAGATACGTGGTCGAACATCTTCCCGCAAGTGCCCCACATACCTTCCACGAAATCACACCCTTCGTAGATGCAGTCACCTTTCCGGCAACCATAGCGTTCAACGAAATACTCAGCAGGTTTAACATAAAGCGGCTGACCTTTGATACCTTCCTCTCCGAACCGATGAGTTGCTTCCTTTAAACACATTTTCATTTGTTGTTCTCCTTTTGTTTCGGTTTTTTGTCGATGTTCGACATTCGATGCTACCCTAAGCATCATCAGGTATCTTGAGTTTAGGCCCAAGATACCTTGTGACAACTAGGGTTTACGCACGTTCCACATTATCAACGGTACAGAAGTCATCTTCGTTTAGGGCAGTCTCGGAAGAGCGACCGTTGAACCATACATCAGCCCGACCATCATCAGCCCATTGCTTGAAGTGGTACTTCCGGGAATAGTCGGTGATACCGTCACGGATAAGGTACACAACCTCATCTTCGGCAATGTAAGGGCGGGTGATTTCCTTGTATACACTAATGGTTTCAGAATCGAAGTTGTACGAAATAATCCGGAGGGAATTCTCATAGTCGACATCATTAAGGAGTTCGGCAAGGCGAGGAAAGTAGTTAGAAACCTTGCAGTAGTCCTCACCACCAGTCCAACAACTTCCATCAAGTTCTGGTTTTTGCTGGTAAACGTAGACTTCTCCACCACGATCTTTTGCCATATAGAAGGTGGAACGCTCAGGGTCGAAGAGGAAGAGGCCAGCGTTTACGGTTGCGATAAGCTTTTTCATTTGTTGTTCTCCTTTGGTTGTCGTTCGTTTGTCGATCTTCGACATTTTAAATTGTTATCGTACCCACCATTGAACACTATCGGATGCCTTGAGAGACCCAAGGCACCCTGTAGCGGTCAACCGATTATAGCTCTCCTTCTGCTATCGATTGTAAAGCGTCCGTTTATAGGACACACTATTGTCTGTTGATGCCGTGGCATACGTTCCTCTCCTTCATCCTCTTCTAAATTTGTTATGTATGCTGAAGGACTGTTGGCAATCCTCCACTCCCTTTGAGCCATAAGTGGAGCAAGCCACTCCGGTATATAGATGCCTATTCTACGACGAAGTATTGCCCGCTGTCGATGCGCTTGGTCCATCCATCGTGTTTCATTGCCTCCTGTTCTGATACCTCACGAAGAGTCCCTACCGGTTCCTCAACAAGCTCTTGATCATCCTGGAAACCATATACCAAGGTTGCCGACCGTTCGTTGTCCAGGTACAGCACGGACTCTTGGTTCCTTTCCTTTGCCATAAGGAAGACCGGAAGAACGTGGGCTGCTGAAACGATATAGGAATACTCCTGCTCCCCTTTCCAAGAACCGAGGCACTCAATTACTTTTACCCCTTCCGGAAGCATACTCTGGATGTACTTGAGATCCTGCTCCTGAGTGCTATGATTTACAGCGAAGATAAAGCAGGGGTGTTTTTGAGCTTGCATGGTGTTCTCCTTTTGTGATTTGTCGAAGATCGACATTTTCGGTTATGTGCTTTAAGCACTATCGGATGCCTTGGACTCCAAGGCACCCTGTAGCAATTAAAGGGCTTTAAAGTATTTCCAAGTTGTCGTGTGATAGCTCTTGCTTACCGTCAGTGAAGACTTGCCACTGTTGTATGCACAGGCTTGTCCGGCATCGTTAAACTCTTTGAAGTACCGAGGTTGCCACTCTTCGTGAGTGTAGTTCCGGACCAGAATAACCTGATCATGCTTGAAGTCCGGGAGATCAATGATCTTGTATACCTTCATCTCACTTTCGGTAACATCCACCGAAAAGAGGGATTCAGTCCATACCGGGTTTTCCAGGAGTTGTTCCAGGTTAGGAATCCGGAGATGAAGGTTGGTTATACTCCCCCCAAGCCACGCGGAACCATTGCATTCCGGCTTTCTGTAGTAGCAGAAAATCTCCCCGGTACGGTCCATTGCGATATATTTTGCATCTTCGGGGAAAAGCCCTTTAATGTCACCGGTAGAAATCGTCTTGAAGTATTCACGTTTCATGTTTGCTCCTTTTGAATTTGTCGAAGATCGACATTCTAAGTAAGGCCACTATTGACCACTATTGGATGCCTTGAGAAACCCAAGGCATCCTGTAGCATTCAATCGTTAAGCTTTTGCTGCCTCTGCCTCTTTATCCTTCAACTCCATAACTCTCTCAGCAAAGAGGTCGTTCACATAGCTAAGGAATTCGCTGATCTTTGCCATGCCCTCCAAGGACTCCACATCAGGAAGTTTTTTCTGGCACATTTCGAGGCACCGTGCAACGGTATCTTCCGGGGCTTCTCCGGGTTTTTCATCCTCCACCTCTTTTATCAACTTGTCCATTGCAGATCTTGGAATCAGGACTCCGTATGGAAAGCATTTTTCCCACCCTAAAAGATCGATGCCCTTGAAAATCGTGCTGCAATTCTGGACCATACGAGCGGTCTTTTCCCAAGATGACCACTTGATAGCTCCACCTTTCTTGCGAAGATCGATTACTTCACCCTTCCGGTTAAGGCCCTGTTCAGGGATCAACTCTTGCCGGACGTTGGTATCCAGCAACTTACTGAAATTCTTTGCCATATCCTTGGGTTTCACCCCGTCAAACAATCCTTTTGACTGAGCAAGTACCTTTCCAGTCCTTCCCCATATATTTCCGGACATTTCAGCACCTAAGATGCTCATACGGACCAACAAGGTTTCCTCGTTTTCCGGTTTCGGCTTTTCGTCGGAAGGTTCGGAAGGTTCGGCAGGTTCGGAAGGTTCAGAAGGTTCAGAAGGTTCGGAAGGTTCGGAAGGTTCGACATTTTCGACAGGTTCGGAAGGTTCACCTTGAATCTCCATTTCTTCCAAATCTGCAAGGTAGGATTTCAAGATTGCAATCGTGAGACCTTCCAAGTTTCGATGCTCCACATTTTTCTTGGTCTCTTCCTGGATAACCTTACTCTGTAGTGTTGCTTTTGAAATTGCCATGATTTTTTCTCCTTAATTGAGGGTTAAGTTATGGTCTTTTGACCACTATCGGAAGCATTAGACTCCTAATGCTTCCTGTAGTATTCAAATTATCCTACCTGCACCCTGTGAGAAGTAAACTTTCCTTTGTAGTTTCGAGTGGTTTCAATCACCATACCTGTTTTGAATTTCACATTATCCAAGGCTGTCTTACCTGGACGTTTCACCTCAAGAGTGCCGTTCGGATTTATTCGCTTTACTTCTCGCAGAATTCCATCAATCACTATCACATGGTTCATCGTTTCACGTACAAGTGCCATTGTTTTCCCTTTCGTCTTGGGTTTATTTGTCGATGTTCGACAGGATCGGTTTGTTTTCAGCTTGCAAGAGTACCTTGAGTGGTCCGCTTGAAACCTGGAAACAATACCGCCGCCGTTTCGCTCATTAGGTAGATTCTCCGGGAATCCGTTTGCGACCTGCCGCCCGTCACGCCGTTTCGGGTAATGTCTTGACAATCTACCCCTACAATCAGGGAGTCAAGGTGCTATGTAAAGATCAGGGTTAGTCTTTAGCTCGAAAATTTCCGAACCGTTCAGGCCATCCTACAAGCTTTCCGGTAGCTTGTCAACCTTTTTTTTTTCTTTGTTTCGCTTTTTTCCCTTGCTAGGTCTCGCTGTCGTGTGCCCCGTTTTAAACTCCAAGGTTTCAAGTGATGCTTTGCAAGGTGCCAGTCGTTCCTGGCGAGCGATCATATTTAAGCTTACCTCCACCCGTTGTGGTTCAAGTTTATCCCGAACCGTCCCAAGCACCTTACAAGATGCTTTCGAGTCCTGCAAGCTTTTTTTTTATCCTCCATCGTTTTTCTTGGTCTTAGTTAGCTTGGCGCCGTTTGCCTCGCTTGTGCCCTAACTATAGCATCACCCGTGCCAGTTTTGAAAATGACGTTTAAGATGCCGGAATGATTACATAAATAAATTTTAGGTCAAAAATGGGCATGATAAGGAAAATCACAAGTTTGTAAAGCCTAAACAGGAGAATGATTCTCAAATGATGCGTAAGTATGTGAAATCACGATAGAAAAATAGTCTTACAAGTTTGTGTGGAAATATGGCGGTTTTTACAAGTTTGTGTGGAAATGCGGTAGGTAGTAGGTAAATGCGTGGAATGACGATAGAAAACAGAAAAGAACAAGGAGGAAAACAGAGGACAACAAAAAGACAACAAAGGATAAACTAGCGGAAATACAAGGAAACAAGGGAAACAAGGGGATAATGTCGAAGATCGACAAAAAGAAAAAAGAAAAGAAAGGTCTCCCTCCCTTTCAAACCCTCCCTCTAAAGAAAAGAAAAAAGAAAAATCAAAAGCTTTCTTGTGTTTTATATCTAACCACGAAAGAGAAAAAACAGGTGAAAAATATTATCCACTAGAAAACACAAGCGAGAACACAAGAGAACACAAGAGAAGGACTAAAAGATGGTAATAGGTATTATTCTCACTAACTCACGAAAGTACCATACACAACACAAGAGAGGACTACTCGAAACAAGATCAGAGAGTATTCGATAGAGTGCTATCCTCTATAGGAACCACTCGAAACTGGCAATAATGCTATGGAAGGAAATTACCTTGCCTCCACAAGAGGACTCTGGACGGCACAAGAGAGGAACCAAGGTATAAACCAGTGCATTCTAGTGAATACACTATAGCGGAAAACAAGGGTTGCGTGGGTTGCGTGGGTTGCTTGTGGTATCTAAGGGTGTCTAGGGGTATCTAGGGGTATCTAGGGATATCTAGGGATATCTAGGGATAACACCCGCGAACCCTAGCAACACCCGAACCAATGCACAACCCTAGCACCTTAGGATTTCCCCTGTAATTCCAGCACCTTACACCTAGGGTATTCTTGGGTTTTCGATGGTTTCGCAAGGGGGTGGGGGCTTTCGTGAGAATGAGAGCGATTCCTAGGTTGGCTGGCGATGCCCCCTGGCCGCGCGAGGTGCCCACTGTGCGCCCTAGTAACCTACCGATTTCACGCATAATCTTGGGCCAAACTCTCTTACTGTATTCTAAAGTATCCAAGTGCTTGATTACTAAAGTGGTTCCCAAGTAGAACTAAAGTGATTCTCAAGTAGATATAAAGTAAGACAAGGGCCTTACAAGGCGATAGCTTTATCTAATTACTAGCGACACCGGTTCCGAGCGTAACTTTGGAATCAGGTGTTTTCTTATATGGGGTGGGATGACTACTAAAGAAACTTCAGCTACAGTTCGAAAACGAAAAGGACCGGCAAGAGCAACCGCAGGACACGAGTGGGAAATCCTCACGATGTACCTGGACAACATTAGTGAAGAAGAGATTGCAAAGCAGTTCGATGTAACTCCTAAGACTATCAAGGGGTTCATCACCAAGACCATCAAGGCTCTCAATCAGTCATACGAGACTAAGCAGCTTGTACACTCTTCCTTGCTTGATCAGGCTGGAAAGAAATACTATTGGGCACCAACGAAAGCCCTGGACAATGATGTCAACAAGAGATTCATTGCTAAGCTATCTGAAGGTAATGATCCTGTACTTACCGAAGACGAGCGTACCTTTTGTTACCTATTGATCTACGAGGGTGATGCTAAGGCTGCTCTAGTTACCGCTGGTCTTGATGTAGGTATTCTTAAGACTATGGGGCAGACTGAGAGGGATCGGGTACTGGAGCTTAGGGTAACGTACCTTAAGTCTAAACCCAACCTCATCTCCTACATGCGTGAGCTTCAGACTCAATTCGTATCTGACTTCAAGGTAAGTAAGGAAGCTATTCAGGCAGAGATCTGGAGAACTATTGCTCAACTCAGGAACCAGAATGATCCTAAGAATGCACCAACTATCGCTAAGCTTCTGTCGGATCTTGGGCGTACTGAGGGTGTCTTTGTGGATAAGACTCAGGTGGATAATCGGTTTAGCCTTGATGATTCTTTCGAGATCATGTTGCAGAGGCAAGCAGAGTTAGCCAGTTCCGAGACTATAGAGTTAGCACTTACACCATCTGGAACATACGTAGACCCGGATACACTGGAGGAGGAGAGTGAAAATGTCGAACTTCGACAAACCAATGTTGCCTAATGAAAAGATTGCTGACTTCTTATTCCGGTGGTCCCAAGATCCCATCCAGGGTGTAAAGGAATTGTTCGGAGCAACACCAACCAAGCAGCAAGAGAAGCTTATCCTTGCCATGTGGAAACCCTATTGTCGTGTGGCTGTCTCCAGTTGTACTGGTGCAGGTAAGACAACCGTACTCGCATGGATGACCTTCTTGTTACTTCTGACTCAGAACGACTGCCGTATTATTGTTACCTCGCCTAGTTACTCTCAGTTGACTCGTGTTTATTATGCTGAGATGATGAAGTGGAAAGGCAAGATGCCCAGGACTTTCTCAGAGATGTTCGAGGTCACTCGTGAACGTGTGCAGCTAACGATGAACACTAGGGTTCAGGTGGCTAACCTTGTTACTGCTTCTGCGGATAACAAAGAATCTCTACAGGGTGGGCATTCCGAGAACTACATTATCTTAGCTGATGAGGCTTCAGGTATCGATGAAGAGACGTTCAAAGTATTACAGAGAACGCTCAGTACCGGCAATGGTGGACGCTTCGTACTTACATCCAACCCAACTAGAAGCTCTGGTGCTTTCTATGAGATCTTCCATAGGGATGATAACACCGTCTGGGAAACAATGTACTTTACTGCCTTCGACTGTCCTCATGTGTCTGACCGATGGATCAAGGAGGTAAAAGAGTATTATGGTGAGGACTCGGATCAGTATCGGATTGGTGTACTAGGTCAGTTCCCAAGAGCTACCGATACTCAGTTCATCTCTGCCTTAATCGTAGATAATGCGATGAGTACACAGAATGATCCTAACTTCTACAAGGAATACCCTGTGAAGATTGGGGCTGATATTGCACGCTTTGGTGATGATGAGACAGTCTTTGTAGCTAGACAAGGCCCACATATTATTAACATCACACGTATCAAGAACCAGGATACACAAGAGGTCGCAGGTTCCCTACTGGAATACCAGAATCGTTACCGTGGTACTATCGTGTTCATCGATGCTATCGGTATTGGTGCTGGTGTGTTCGATAGGTGCAAGGCTCTTGGGATGCCGGTGAAGGCTGTTATTTCAAGTAACCGCTCAAGTAAACCACTAGAATACTTCAATGTTCGTTCGCAGCTTTGGGGTGAGATGAAGAACTGGATGATGACTGGTGCTTCTATACCTTACATGCCCGACCTTCGAGATCAGCTTGTTGGTATGACCTATGGGTATAACTCTAAGATGCAGTTGATGCTGACGAGTAAGAAAGATCTCAAACGTGCTGGTATGAAGTCTCCAGATATTGCTGATGCCATTGCTCTTACCTTTGGTGATGAGGCGTATGCTGCTGTTATTGGTGTCGGTAGGGCTAAGGTTCGTCCCATCTTGAAATCAAACGGGTTCTATATTTGAACGAGATATAAACTATAATCGTGCCCAATCCTCTGATGTTGACTCTGATCTTCATTACGATTGGGCCTTCTTGTATGATAATGTCGAACTTCGACAAAATAGTGGAGGAATATGGAACCGGATAAGACAGAAGGCTACAGAGATATTCCAGGGATTCAGGTCCAAGGTATCTCAGATATTGTCGAGCAAGTAGTAGCTAATCTCGATGAGTCTCTTTACGAAGAGGAAGAAGAGAAGGAGGCATTCTATCAGACACTTGAGGGTCACATCCTTAAGACCTTCGAGGAAAATAAGAATGCAAGGGATCAGGCTGGTGTTGATCGTGAGATGATTGAGTCTGTTTATCAGGTGAATGGCGAGTATACTCCAGAAGAGATTGCCAACATGCCTAACAGATCCAAGATCTTTATGAACCTTACCGCAACTAAGAAGCGTGCAGGTGTCAGTTGGATTCAGGATATTCTTCAGCCAGCTAATGCATTCCCTATGGAGTTCCGTCCTACTCCTTTGGAAGAGCTACCCTCTGAGATTGAGGATCAGATTCGTGCTGCCTTCGAGCAGGATCAGCAGGAGTTAATTGGGAAGCTTCGTGAGAAGTATGCTCAGCAGCCACAGGAACAACAGCAGCAGCAAGTGGGTCCAGACGGTCAACCAGTGCAGCAGGAGCAGAAACCTCCGACTGCTATGGCTGCTTCTCGTGAACTCCGTGAGATGAATGAACTCAAACGTGATCTCCAGGAAGCTATTACATCTGAGATTAACAAAGAAGCAAACCAACAGTGTCGCATGATTCAACGTGTGGTACTAGATGATCTGAAGCAAGGCAGTTGGGATACTGCGTTCTCTGAGTTTATCAATGACTTTCTTGTGTTTCCGACTGCGTTCATCAAAGGACCAATCGTTACCACAAGCAAGAAACTTACCTACGAGAACGGTAAACCTAAAGAGATTCGAGATATTATATTCATGAACAAGCGTGTGTCTCCCTTCGACATCTATCCTAGCCCAAGTGCTGATAGCATTTATGATGGGAACTTCATTGAGCACATACGGCTCTCACGTAAAGATCTGAGTGCTCTTGCTCACATGAAGAAAGCTCAGGGATACAAACGCAAGAACATCATCAAAGTCCTTAACGAGACTCCTCAGACTCTTGGTACTAGCAACAACATCGAAGAGACTAAAGCTGTCTTGGAGAAACGTGGGTCACAAGACCAAGCTAATATTGGCATCTATAATGGTATTCATTTCTGGGGAACTGCTTCCGTAAAACTCTTGAAGGATTGGGGTATGGAAGAAGAGGATCTTGAGATGCTTGAGGATTGGGAAGAGGTTGAGATCGAAGCTATTCTAGTGAATCATTCGATTATCAAGTGTTGCATCAACCGTGATCCTCTGGGCCGCAGACCTTATTACTCTGCCTCTTATAGTAAACGTCCTGGCTCGATCTGGGGTAAAAGTATGCCAGCGAGTATGAGGGACATCCAGCGAATGTGCAACGGTGCTGCCCGTGCTTTGGCTGATAATATGGGCCTGAGTGCTGGTCCTCAATGTGCTATCCTAGTTGATCGTCTTGCTGCTGATGGTGCTATTGAGGAACAACGACCGCACATGATTTGGCAGTTCACTAGCGATCCTCAAGGTAATGGTGGCCGACCTATTGAGTGGTTCACGATTCCGAGTAACGCTAATGAGTTGCTTGCAGTCTATGATCGATTTGAAATTAAAGCTGATGATGTCACAGGTATCCCAAGATATGCTTATGGAAACGAGCAGGTTGGTGGTGCCGGACAAACGATGGGTGGTCTTAACATCCTTATGGAGTCTGCTAGTAAAGGTATCAAGAGTGCCATCAAGAATATTTCTGAAGGTGTCTTAGTACCACGAGCAGAGTACCAATTCTACCTACATCTACTCAAGGAAGAAGAGGAAGGCAATCCAGTCAACTATCATGGAGATATAAACGTCATTGTATATGCTGCTGAAGCAATCACTCTGAAAGCTATGGAGCAGGAAGTTCAACGTGAGCTTCTTAAGGCTACCGCTAATGAGTACGATATGAGTATCATCGGAAAGGTTGGTCGAGCAGATATGTTAAGAAAGACATTCAAGACTGCTAACTTTAACGAGGACATTGTACCTAGTCGACTTGAGGTTAAGCAGAAAGATATTGAAGATCAGCAGTCACGAGCACAGCAACAGAAACAGGCTATGCAGCTTGAGCAACAGAAGCAGTCGATTGGACTTGAAGCAACTAAGGTTCAGGTCGGTGGGCAGCAGCAGATGCATCAAGAATCAATGCAGATGAAGCGTGAGGTAGAGCAACTTAAGGCTCAGCTTAAGGCTCGTGATCAGGAACTTAAGGCAGTCCAGATTGACCAGCAAACTCGAATTGCTGCCGGGAAGATCCAATCCCAGGAGAAGATTGCAACCGAGACGAGTCAGTCTAAACGTGACCTTGAAACAAGAAAACTTTCTGTCAACGCACAGTTAAAGCAACAAGAGAGAGATATAAGAGAGGAAACCGGTGGTAATACAACTGGAATCGAATCTTAAAGACCGATTGAAATCCCAAGACCCTACGGTAATGCGTAGGGTTCTTGAGGAAATCGATAGGCAGGTCATCAAGAATCTAAAGGAAACCAAGGATGACGTACGGTATGTTCAAGGGTATTCTGCTGCCATTGACTATCTTCGTGATCTAATCAAACAACAGTAGAGTCTGGCCTCACGGAGACCTACGACAGTTATCTAGTGTTGCTTAACGGGAGCACACTAACCATGCTTGTCGCAAGGATGTGAATCACCAAGACACTCGTACAGCATATCACATAAGGAGCCGCATGAGTACATTGAAGGAACAGCGATTAACTAAGCTTGCACAACAGGAGGCTGAGTTGATTGCAGCCGCAGAAGGGAAAACAGTCTCAGAGGGAACCACTGACGTTCCCACCCCTACACAGTCTGAACCGTCCGTAACCGAAGTGCCGACTGAGGCCAAGGTCGTTTCAACCACTGAGCAAGAGACTAAAGAGGAACCAGTTGAACAGGGTCTTGACTATTGGAAGAAGCGTGCACTTGACTCTGAGTACCGCTTTGGAAAGTATAAGGCATCTACCGATACCACGATTTATCAGTTGCGATCCGAAGTTCGTGACCTGCGTGCAGAGAAGGTTGATCTTATCCAGAAAGTAAGTGACATGGAATTAGCTACTCCCTCACCTACCCAGGAGGAACTCTTCAAGCCAGAGGTTGTTGATGTTCTCGGAACTGAAGCAGTAGATGCAATTAAGAGTGTTATTGAACGTACCCAAGCTGAATCTCGAAAGACTCAGCAGGATCTTACGGCACAGCGACAGAAAGATGAAGCATCTCGTATGCAGTCCGCAGAGTCAGCGAAGTATGAATCCTTCCTGGTTGCGCTTGAGTCTTATGTACCTGATTGTCGTATCATGAACAATGATGGTAAGTTCATTGATTGGCTTGGAATCCCAGACGCTACCGGTGTTAGCCGCCTCGACCGTATGAGAGCCGCTCAGAATATTGGTGATGTCGAACGTGTTGCACAGTTCTTCAATGCTTACAAAGAAACTCTTAAACCCGTCGCAACTCCTAAGAGAGACTCTATCGCAAGTAGAGTAGGCCCGACGCAACGGTCGTCCTCTTCAACTACTGAGGTTAAAATTTCCGACGATACTATTACCACTTCGTTTATCCGTGATCATCAGACCAAGGTATCGAAGGGTTACTACAAAGGTCGTCGCTCTGAACAACTAGCAATCGACAAGCGAATCGAGGAGGCTTTCCTTTCCGGAAAAATCCTTGATAAATGATGAGGTAACAAATGGCTTATAACGCTACTTATCCTTCGTCTGGTGCGGTGAAGTATGCACCGATGATTTTTAGCTCCAAGGTAATGCGACTCTTCACCGAGTCCACCGTAATGAATGAGATTTGTAACACCGACTACGAAGGTGAGATCTCTGGAAAGGGTGATACCGTATACGTACGTGTAGCTCCGACCCCGGTGGCTGGTGATGTAACCGCTTACTCTGTTGGTACTCCTATTGTTTACGACACTCCTTCCGAGAATGCACGGACTCTCCTGATTGATCAGGCGTTCTATAAGGCTTTCGAGGTTGATGAGGTTGATAAGATGCAGTCTGACCTTGGGCTGATGGAACTGTTTGCCGAGCGTGCCAGTCTTTCTCTGAAGATCGATACTGACCGTCGAATCCTGGCCTACATTCCTACCGAGGTTGGTGCCAATAACAAAGGTGCTACTGCTGGTGCTGTCTCTGGCGGTTATGATCTGGGTGCTGCTGGTGCTCCGATTACCGTAACTGCTGATAATGCCGTCGAGTTGATTGCCGATCTTGGTACTGTTCTCGATGAGGCCAATATTCCTGATGAGGGTCGTTGGATTGTTCTTCCGGCTTGGTATGCAAACCTCCTGAAGAAAGGCGACCTGAAGCGTGTTGATGTAACTGGTGACTCCACTGGTGTAATCCGCACGGGTCTGATTGGTCAGATTGACCGCTTCATGGTTTACCAGAGCAACTCTGTTTACCATGTAACTGAGGCTGGTATTGGTACTGGTGGTACGGATGTTGAGACCTTCTCCATTCTGGCTGGTGTCAAGGATGCCGTAACCTTCGCATCTCAGATCAACAAGACTGAGACCCTGCCTAACCCGGATCAGTTCGGTGAGCGGTGGCGTACTCTCTTGCTGTACGGTCGTAAGGTAATCATGCCTGAGGCTGTCGCTCTGCTGCTGGCTACCAAGTCTACCCTGGCATAATCCATAAGTAATCCGTAGTGAGAAACCCTCGTAGTCACAAGCTGCGGGGGTTTTCTTGTATATAGTGGAGATGCATGAATCTACTTGATATAATGAAACTGGCGAATACCTTCTGTGGCCTTCAGGATACAATCGATACGGTTGCTAGTTTGAAGGATGTTCAGATGGATCTGTATAATTTCGTACGTCAGGCAAACATTCAGATCCAGTTGATGCGTGATAACTGGAAGTTTATGAATGCTACGTATGTGGTAGCTACAGACGGCACTGACTCCATCACGAATACTGAAGTTGCCAAATGGGTAAAGATCTTTTACAGCAAGAAGTCACTTGTATACGTACCATACGATGAGTATTTGGAGGAAGACAATTGGGATGTACCTGGAGTACCTACAAGATTCACTATCGTTCCTGAGACTAATGAGGTTATCACCAATCAGTTTGATGCTACCTACACCCTAACTGCAAGATACATCCGTAACCCTGTGGACATCTCTCAGAATGCTGATGTGTCTATTATCCCTGAACGGTTCCACTCCTTGATTGCCTATAAAGCTTCTGCTGCTTTTGGTTCATGGCTAGGTAATGTTGAGATAGAGGACCGTAATCAGCTTCAGACTGATATACTTATGGGACAGTTGCTACGTTCCGAATGCCCTGCTTCTTTTGTGAACCTAACTCCTATGGCTTAGTTTTTGTCGAACATCGACAATTCGGAGAATAACTTATGAGAACCAAACGTACACGAATGCCTACTACCAAGGCACAGATCCATATTTTTACTGGTGGTCTGAAAGAGGATGTTGCTCAGGTAGAGTTAAAAGGTGGTGAGCTTATTGACTGCATCAACTATCAAGAGATTGATGGTGTGTACCACGGTTACACCAGTATTCCTGGGTATGAGGTAACAGATGGTACTCAATTAGCAAGTCAAGTAGCTGTTGATTACCTTCCCGATAATGGACTTGATGGGTTTGTAAAGTTCCTACTTGAAGTAAATGCTCTTACGAATCTTGGGACTGCTGATGTAACTATCGCAGATAATGGTGTCCAGTATGACTCTACATTCTTCAGATACTTCGACAAGAGTTTCTTGTTTGATGGGTTATCGAATATCTCTGTAACTCCAACTGGCTCAGACCTGGATATTGAATCAACAGATTGTGCTATTGATGTGACGGTAAGACCTAATACCCTTGCTGATACTATCATCTATGAAAGGGCTACAAGTTATCGGCTGGCTATTATTGGTGGCAACTTTGTGTTTCAGTTGAGTTCGGACGGTATCTCCTACGATACCAATCTAGTCCACGAGAGTACGTTGGTAGAAGGACGAACCTATCATATCGAAGTGGTACGAAGGAACTCTGGTGATTTCTACATCTTCCTTGATGGAACTCTTGAAGATGCTAATATGGTAACTTTAGCTAGTGTTCCTGTAGGGTCTGGTGATCTTGTGATTGGTGACGGTTTCATTGGTAACCTTGAAGAGTTTAGATTCTCTAAAGGAACCTACCGACACTATCTTGATTTTGATTATCCGCAGATTCCCTACTCAAGCTCTAGTTTCTACTCGTATCAGATCAATGACACTAATCGTGAAGTAAGACGTAATGAGATTCAACCGGTTCCTGGGTCCGGAACTGTGCTTGGAGTTAAGATCTATGACGGAGATGTGTTTGCTGTTAGAGATAATCTTGACCTGCTAAGCTCAGGACTTTATCGTACCACAAGCTCTGGATGGGCAACAATGAATGGGAGTATTAATCCACAAGGAACTTACCGTTGGAGTATTGGTCAATACCCTGCTCTGATGAGTCATCAACGAGAGAAGATTTTATTCTGGACAAGTGGTGTAGACTTTCCTCAATGGCTTGATGACGATACAATCACTGACATAACTAGCGAGTTCTTACCAGACGATAGTGATACAAACTTCTACGCAAACAACTTGGTTGAGTTTAAGAGCCGATTGTTCCTAGCGTATCCGGATGGTAGGCTTGTGTTTAGTGCTGTGGACGACCCGCTCAACTTCGACCCTATCAGCGGTGCTGGTGAGATCTACATGGAAGATGAGATCATGGATCTGGTTGTAGCTCCTGGTGATACCTTGGTAGTCTTTTGTCGAACTTCGACATTTTTCATCAAGTCCTTGTCAGATAACTCAGGTGCATCTGGAACAGTAACGGCTCAGTATAAATTCTACAAAGAAACCTTTAGCAAGCAGTCGGGTGCAATGTCTAACTCTGCTCAGCGTATGCTTGGTACAGTTATCTCTATGGGTGATCGAGGTATCACAAGCTTGGAAGCTACGGATGCCTATGGTTCCTTCTCAGTATCGTTTATGAGCAAGAACGTACAACGGACACTCTTGGAGAACAGAGACTACATGACCTGTACAGTTGTTCATCGAAGTAATAACCAGTATCGGATGTACTTTAATAATGGGCTTGGGTTGCTGTTCACCTACGACTCCGAGAAGAAAGTCAAAGGTGTCACAAGGACACAATACCCTGCTCCTGTTATGAATGTAACTGAGGGTAACGACAGTAATGGTAATCTCATCTTGGCCTTTGGATCTACTACAGGTTACGTCTATATGATGGACTCTGGTACATCCTTTAACGGTGGAGATATAAACACTAAACTGACTACCTCTTATAATTCTTACAGTTCTCCCACAGTCCGTAAAAGGTTCCGAAAGATCTCTTTAGAGCTTAAGGCCGACAGAGATTTGGTGATCTATGGTAACCTCTCTTTTGACTACGGAGATCCAGGTACTCCACGTACGGTTCGTGAGGATCTTACAGCTACAAGCTCTGGTGGTATCTGGGGTATAGATACTTGGGGCTTCTTTAATTACGGGTCTGCTATCGTACAGAACCCAGCAATGTACGTCAGTGGTTACGGAAAGAACATGAGTATGACACTAGCAACAGTAGATAAATATCGAGGACCACATATCTTGAATGCAGTCGTAGTCGAGTATTCGCTGACAGGCAGGGTAATGTAAGTGTCTGGTGGAGGGAAGTTATGGCACATGGAGGTACTGATAAGTATTACTCCCCATCTAACAAGATTGTAAATGATGGTGATACTGCCTATGCAGATGATCTAAATAAGATTAACTATGCAGTCGATAGTTCGTTCGAGCAGGTAGCTGACGACTTAGACTCTATCGAGATTACAGTATCGACAGTAATCAGTAAGGCTCAGAAGTGGGCAACGAATAACCAAGGTGTTCTTCCGGATGCTTTGTATCCTGGTAAGTATAGCTCGTACGCTTATGCCTTGGAAGCAAAGGAGTGGACTAATAACGCAGAAGGTGCTGTCATTCATTTGGCTGATGGCACCACTGTGGTAGCTCAGTCTGCTAAGGTTGGTTCTGAGAAAGCCGCTGTTAGTGCTGCTGCTGCTCTAGTGTCTGAGACGAATGCTGCTGCCAGTGAGGCTGCTGCTCTCATATCGGAAACTAATGCTGCTGCTTCTGAGGCTGCTGCCTTGGCTTCTGAGAATGCTGCTGCACTGTCTGAGACGAATGCTCTAGCTTCTGAGAATGCTGCTGCCCTCAGTGAAACTAATGCTGCTACCTCGGAGACTAATGCAGCCGCTAGTGAGCTTATGGCCTACAAGTGGGCTGATGAGCTTGAAGATGTTGTGGTATCTGGTGGTGAGTATAGCTCCTACCATTGGGCTAAGAAGTCTGAAGGATACCGTGATGATTTCTATGGGGTCGCTGACCTTAAGGCTGATAAGACTCTCCTTGACACTGGAGCTATCATCTCCCCTGGTGGTACGACTGCTGAACGTCCTACAGACTCTTATTACTACATCAGGTATAATACAGATCTAAATGGATTTGAGGGGTACGATGGGTCTGCATGGGGATCTCTTGGTGGTGGTGCTACTGGTGGTGGCTCCGACAAGGTATTCGTAGAGAATGATATGATCGTGACTGCTGACTACACCATTACCTCTGGTAAGTCTGCAAGCTCTGTTGGTCCTATCACAATCAATGACGGTGTTACTGTCACGGTGCCTGACGGATCTCGTTGGGTAATCCTGTAAGGAGAACAAATGAGTGTAACAATTAATGGTACTACTGGTATCAACAAAGTTGTCCCCGATACTGTGCCTCAGTCTGAGGTTGTTCAGGATATTGGGAGTCTTGGGTTTAGAAACAAGATTATCAATGGAAACTTCAGGGTAGGACAGAGAGGCGTATCTTTTACTGCTCCTAATGAGGTATTTACTCTTGATAGGTGGAAAGCCAATACTACAGGAAATGTTGAGAGAGAAGTATACACTACTTCGATGCCATTTAACTCTATTACTGGTGTAATTTTTCTGGGACTACTTCCGGTTCTAACCTAATTATGCAACCCATAGAAGATGTTAGAACCCTCAATGGTAAAGAGGTTACATTATCATTTTGGTATAAAGCGTCTGCTGGAGAGTCATTAGAACTCTCTATTCGACAAGTGTATGGTACTGGAGGTAGTGATACAGTAGTTACAGAGATTGGAAGTGTAACGGCTATAGATAGTAATTGGACTAAGTATTATAAAACATTTACGCTCCCATCTATTGATGGCAAATTGGTAGGTACTAACAACCATTTATTACTTTTATTAAGAAAAGACAATACGAACTTTTCTTTTCATATAACCGAAATCCAATTGGAAAGTGGTTCTGAAGCAACTCCTTTTGAAGATAGAGAGTATACAATAGAGGTTATGTTGTGTACTCGATTCTATCAAGTGGCATATTCAGTTTTTGCAGGTGATGTTACACTAAACGGTGGTTATAGAGCAGGGGTTTATCTCACTAATAATATGAGAACTACTCCTGTAATAACTGGTAGTAGTGTCTCAGCCCAACAATTCAACAACGTATTAGGTTCTTTTGCTGTAGTAACAGGAGCAGTTCTATATGAATTTAGACAAGCTATCGCAACTGGAGTTGGGGAGTACAGATCAATACTTTATCTGGATGCAGAATTTTAAGGAGAACAAATGAGTAAAATTGCAATTAAACCGCATGATAGTGGTTCAGGGGTTTTGACTATCGAGACCCCTAATACGGATACTGATAGAACCTTTAATCTGCCAGATGCCTCTGGTACTCTTCTTATTACTGGAGTTACTGTTGCAACAGGAGATGTCGCTATAACAGGATACCTTACAGTTGTGGACTCTAATGGGAACACCGTAAAGTTAGCTATCGTGGCATAAGGAGATATAATATGACAATGGCATACGAAGGGGATGGTATTGTATTCCCCGATAATAGAAAGCAAGTAGCTCCTGCACTCACAGGGTTCAGGAATAAGATTATTGATGGAGATTTTAACTTCTGGTTTGAAGGAACATCACAGTCTGTCAATGGCTACGGTTCGTCTACTATGTGGTATAAGGGTGTTATCGGATCTACTGTTGTGCATAGCAGACAAGAGTTTACTCCTGGACAAACAGATGTCCCCGGAAACCCTACATACTTCTCAAGAACAGTTGTATCGTCAGTAGCTGGTGCTGCTAACTATATTTTGATACTACAACGTCTAGAAGATGTTAAGGCCCTCGCCGGAAAAACAATGACGTTTAGCTTTTTCGCAAAAGCTGATGCTGTTAAGAGTGTAGCCATTGATTTTGCTCAAATGTTTGGCACTGGTGGGTCTCCAACTGTATATGGAATAGGATCACAAAAGGTACAACTATCAACCTCTTGGAATAAGTATAGTGTAACTGTCGATCTTCCAAGTGTTTCTGGAAAAACAATAGGTGATGGTAATTATCTAGCTGCACGTATATGGTTTGATGCTGGGTCAGATTACGACACATATACTGATTCCCTCGGCCAACAGTCAGGAACCTTTGATACTGCTCAAGTACAGTTTGAGGAAGGTTCGGTTGCTACTGAGTTTGAACACAGACCTGTATGGTTGGAGCTTAGTCTGTGTCAGAAATACTATTTCGCAACAGATAAAGTATCACTGATTTCTAGGGCATACGATGCAACACAAGGTTCAAACATTACAGTGTGGTTTCCGGTAGTAATGCGTACATCTCCAACATGTACTGTCTCTAATGATACCGGAGGGGTTATAACCTCTGTTATATTGAGTACAGTAACCAATGAGAATCACTTAACTATTAAAGCGACAAGAAGTGGTTTAGAAACTATATATGGCGTAGCTAGTGTAACAGCCGACGCAAGACTCTAATAATCACAGGCAAACAGGAGAATACAAATGAAAAAATATAAATACGCAAATGCAGAGGAAACCTCAGTAAATCTCATTGAAGATGGTGCAACCAAAGTATTTGGAATCCATCCAGGAGTTCATCTGTGGAGTCAGGTGGAAGAGTATGTAGGTGATGGTGGTATCATCGAGGCTTTCGAGACTTCGGCAGAGAAGTTTGATAGACTTAAGAAAGAGAAGGAGACTAAGGTTAGGTCTGAGAAGGCTAAGATTAAGGACGGCGGTGTTGAGATTGAGGGTATTCTTTTTGATACCGACACTGCTGCTCTTGTAGCTTATCTCGGAATTGGTCTTGCAATCATGAGCAACCCAAGTTACTCGGTCGACAACTTCAAAGCATCTGAGGGTCAATGGGTAACGATGGATGCGACTCTCTTCAATAAAGTAAACATAGCTGTGAACCAGCATCTCTCTAATGTATTTGGGTGGTATAAAGAGAAGACTCAAGAGATTGAATCTGCTACCTCAATCACTATTGAGAGTATTGGTACTGAGTACACTGGAGCATAATCAATGGCAACCGAAGGGACTGTAACAAATACTGTAGCAACTCCTGATGTAGAGAAGACGTATACTGATGTAGCAAATACTATCTCAGCTACGCCTATCACATCTACCGCAACTTATGAAAGTCCCTACACACTTACGTCTACTGGAGAATTGGCCGGGGCACCTCAAGGTGCTTCGGCTGAGTCGTATATGACTCCTGAGACTACGGTGAGTGGACAACTAGAGAAGATCCTTAGTTCCGATAGTCAACTCAATAAGGTAACTAAAGCTAATGCAGCAGAGCAAGCGTCGGCTCTTGGTATGTCTAGTTCAAGTATGGCTATTGGAGCAGCACAGAAGGCTTTGGTAGAGTCGGCACTCCCGATTGCACAGTCGGATGCACAGACTGCCGCAGCTTTCAAGAAGTCTGAACAAGACCTAAACTATGAACAAGCTAAGATCGAGACCGAGGCGCAGGTTGCTGGATCTCTGAATATACAAAAGTCTCAGTTAGCTGAACAGTCGGCTAAGATTCAAGCTCAGTGGGAGACCATGCTTCAAGGTGCTCAGGCACAAGCTAATCTCCAGGCAAACTTGACAACTGCACTTCAACAAGGTAACATCAATGCGGAGATTCAGAGGCAAGGGGCTGTACAATCTGAGAGGTTGACTGAACTCCAAGGTACTATTAACCAACAGCTTCAGAAGCAACAGCAGGATGCTACTTTGGTCCTAACTACTCTTGAGCAGAACCTCCAGAAACAGTTGCAGCAGCAGCAGATCGATGCGGCTCTTCAGACTCAGATCATGAATCAAGCTCAGGATATGATGAATAACTATCAGGTTACTGTACAGCAGTTGCTTGGGAATCAAGTGTTTCTTGAGTCTATGCCTAACGCTGCCGCTATGAACTCTGTCTTCAATGATTTGTTTGCTACTGTATCTAGTTCTATCCAGTTCGCAAGTAAAGCCTCTGGTACGTACGATGCTAATATGCAGACCGCAATCTCAAGTATGATTGCAGCTAACCAGTGGTAAAAGCAGACATAAGAAACGCATGGGAAGTATGTGAACTCATAGGTAGGTATACAGAGTGTGACTTGTTTGGTATCACAAGACTTATCACCGATCCTGCCTATGACTTCTATATTAATCATGCTGGCACTTTGTGTGTAATCTTTCAGAGTCTTTCGTATGGGGTGAGACTCCATGTATACGCTCGTAAGCACATGCGAGGTAAAGCTCTGATACAGGCCCTCAAAGATATGGAACCAATACTTCCGTACAAGGAGGTCTACGTTGATCCACAAGGAGATAAGAGAGTAAGTCGGTTCGTTGCTTTGTCAGGTTATTGGGAACAAGTTGACGACAAGTATCGATACATACTCTGGAGGTAATTATGGGAATCGAAACAGCTTTAGCTGGTATTGGTAGTGCGGTAGCTGGTGCTATCGGAATCACTGGACTCAGTATCACTACCACAGCTATTATTGGTGGTGCTATTGTTGGTGCAGTTATCGGTGGTCTTACTGCCGCAGTCACCGATGGTGATATTGGTAAAGGTCTCCTGTTTGGGGCTATTGGTGGAGCAGTTACTGGTGGTGTAGCAAGTTATGCATCTGGACTTTCAAGCACTGTTACTGCTGGTTCTGAATCACTCTCTCTAGGAACAAGCGGGTTGTCTGTAGGTCTTGAAGGTGGTACTGCTTATGCTGCTGCTGGTGATACTTTTATGGCCGGACTCGCAAGTGAAGCAGGTATTGGTGTAGTTGGTGCAGAAGGTGCTGCCGGAATTGCTGCCGGATCTGCTGGTGCACTAGAGGCAGTAGGTCTCCAAGTTGGTGTAGGTGCCTTGAGTAAAGGTGTTAGTGCATACCTTGCTGCTGATATGGCAAGTGAACAAGCTGATGCTGCTAAAGAGGCTAGTGATGCTGAGTATGAGAAACTCCTGGAACTTCAGGATATGAAAGGTAAGCAAGCTATGGAGCAACTCCAGTATAATAAGGAGAAAGCTAGTGCTGCTGAGCAGATGACTTATGATGCCCGTATGTCTGAACTTGATCAGCGACAGAAAGAGTTTGATGCTACTATGGCTTTCAACCGAGAACAGTACGCAGCAACTCAACAGACTAAGGCAGATCGTCAGGCACTCTTCGGTGAGTCTCAGCGTAGGACTGGTGCTGTCACTACGGACACTACCCAGACCACTGGTATCTATGATACGCTCCAGGAAACAAAAGAGACTTCGGCTCTACAGGCATAAAGCTAAAGAGGTGTATATATGATTAGAGAACGAGTGTTATCGAGAGCAACCCGTGGTACTACTGACCCCCGTAGTCGTAGGTCCACGGGTGGTAGTATCGACATCCAAGATGTAGACCAAGCGATGTATCGTGGTGACCTTGGGTTCAAGATGACTAATGATGCGTACGGTCAGTACATGGGTGCTCGTGGGCAGTTCCTACAAGAGTATGGCAACACTATGGCTTCCAATCAAAGTGCTCTCTCACAGAACCGTACAGCCCTTGGAGAGATCGATAAGTATGTTGATAGCTTGAACTCAAAGGCAGACGAGTTGTATGCCGAGGCCCAAAAAGGTTGGGTTACAGTAAACATCGCTAATGGATCTAGCACTAAGCAATACTACGCTGATGTACCTGAGGGATACTACACAGGAACTTTTGAAAAAGGTACAAGGACTAAGAGTGGTAGCTACACTCCAGGCCCTAATGACCAAGACCCTGCGAAACTAGCGGCTGCTGGAATACCTGAGGATGCTGTAAGGTGGGATGCAAAAGAGCAGGGAGTATCTGGACGTGCTAACCCGCACCCAATGGAATTCACATGGACCAGAGGTAACCCTGACGTACTGATGTCTATTAAAGTTCCTAGAGAAATAGCAGATGAGCTTATGGCACAGTATCATGAGAATGAGTTTCCAGTGAATGAGTTTGATGATGGTGTGTATATTGGTACACGTAATGACCAAGACAACCACGAGTACGATACAGAACTCATCGACTCTACTCGTAATGTTGGAGAGCAGGTTAAGACATCTTTCTATGAGCAGGTACAACCTAAGATACAAGAGGCTCAACAGACTGCCTTATCTAAGAAGACGGCAATCAACGAAGCTATCGGAATTTCTCAAGGTAATATCCAAGAAGCTCAGAACCAGAAAGATATAATGACTACTAGCGAAAACCTACAGAAACAAGAGTACCAACAGAGTGTTAAACAACGACAAGCTCTGTTCAGTGGGAGAGGTTAATATGGAATTGAGTCAAGTACAGATGAACTCTCAGATGGAAACTGGTGGAACCGGAGAGCCTGTGTCTCAGCAAGAGGCCCAGGTTTCTCAGCAGCAACAGCAGCAGAACCCTGAGGGTCAGCAATTATCAGCAGAGATGAAGGGTAAGATGGAGGATTATACTTCCTTGCTTATGAATCTCATGCATAGTCCTAAGACACGGGATGATGTTATTGGAATCCTTGGGAGTTCTAAAGACCCTTATATGACGATCCCTCAAGCAGCTATGGCAATCAATGATGCTGCTGCTAACCAGATCCAGCAAGGTGGTGGGAAAGTAGACATCAACACTCAGTTCCTTGCATCCCAATACCTCGTAGGTGATCTGATGGAGATCGGTAATTCGTACGGGTTGTTCAAAGTAACTAAGGATGACTTCGGGCCTCTATACCAAGACAGTCTTCAGATGTATATCCAACGTGGCCTGAAGGATGGAACTATCGATCCTATTGAACTTCAGTTGACTGGTGAGAAGATTATGAATCAGAATCAACGTGTAGGTGGTCAGTATCTTGCACAGCAGAACGGAATTCCTCACGCACCATCTCAAGCTCAGATTATGCAGCAGCAGCAGATTGTAACCAGAAGGGAGACTATGGCTGAAGTCCAGAAGCAACAGGCAGGTAAGGCTAAACAACAGCAGGATCAGCAAGCACGTCAAGCTCTGGTAATGCAGCAGATGGGAGGTAGTAAGTAATGAACGCACTCGCAGCAGGTTTACTAGGGACTGTCGGTGGTGGCCTGGAGGAATACCACGGTATCCTAAAGGAGAATCGAGCATTCGCTATGGAGCAGATGAAGGCCGATGCTCAGTACAATCGACAGGTTAATTTGGAACGAGCTAAGACTATGATGCAGGATGCAGGTATTGATCCTACTACTGGTTTGATGGTAACAAGAGAGCAAGCCGCTGGAATGGATGAGACACAGCGAGCAGCCCTTCGTGGTCCTGAAGAGATTGCGATGGATAAAGAACAACGTGGATATGATCAGGCTATTAAGCTCCAAGGTATGCAGAGCGCAGCAGCTATGGCTCGTCAGCAGTCAGCAAATGCTCAGTCGGCTGCTAATGCTGCATTGTCTTCTCAAACTCAACTGAAAAAAGCGAAACTGGATGATGAACGTGCTGCCAAGAGACAAGTGGAGGCAGAGACTCGTGCAATCAAACGTAATGAATTAGCTACCAGCAAGGCTCAAGATAAGCAGATGAGCGATATTGAGAAAACTATCACAAAAGATTTGAGTAAGGTCAGCACTCAATATAACTCAGGTGAGCTTGATACAATCACTGGTAATAAGAAAGAAGACATAGAGGCATATAAACTTGCATCTATTGTCGGTAAGCTATCGGACCTTGAGTCTGTGAATGCAGCAAAAGCTAACTCTTTGATCTCTAGTAGCGCTACTTTGAAGGAAGCAAAGCAAATCGATTCTTCCCTCCAGTTAGCTATGCAACAGAATGATCCCATCGCTTTCATTACTAACAGCCAAAGCCTTTCGAAACAAGAGAAGACAAAACTTCTTAACTATGGTGTAGCAGCAGGGTACTTGTCGTACGATGAAGGCACATCTATCATGGGTTTTGGTGGTAACGAAGGGTTCGCAGCTTATACCTACAAATAAGTCTAAGGAGAATAAATGTCATTCGAAGATTTCTTAGGACAAGTAACTACTGAAGAAACTCCTATTGAAACTACACCACAAGAGACTCAAGCTACTGAGCTTTCCACTGGTACAGGTTTTGATAAGTTTCTCTCCGAACCTCAGGTATCGCAAGTCGGTCCTGAGGTTTCTGGTATTAACCAAACTGATAATGTCGATGTTCGACAAAAAGCACCTGAGCCAATGGATGTGTATGGTATGCCTGAGTTTACTCCTGGATCTTTGAATGCAGCAGTAGACGAAACAGCACAAACTTTCAAAGGGTCTGGTATACCTACTGCTATTGCTGGTACAGCTTATGCATACTATGCCGGAACACAAGGACTATACAGTGCTTTAGGTTATGAGGCTGGTGCAGAAGAGGCTGAGAAGCGTAAGGAGTTTTGGAGTAAGAAGGCAGAAGATTATAAGGTTCAGGGGTTTGAGACCAACATTATCGACAACCCTTCCCTCGCCTTGAATCCTCTGTACTGGAACTACCAAGTAGGTAAGATGACACCAATGGCCGTAGGTATGCCTATTGGTGGAGTAGCTGGATCTCTTGTTGGTTCTGCTGTATTGAGTGCAGAAGGAACCGCACGTACCTATGAGGATGTTCTTAAGGAGACCAATGGAGATAAATTTGCTGCTGCTGGTGCCGCCGCTACTAACTTTGCTCTTAATACTGTACTGGAAGCTGCTGGTCTCGATGCGATTCTCAAACCTGTAGGAACAATAGGAACCAGAGCATTCAAAGGTTTCTTAGCTGAAGGTGGGACTGAGTTTACCCAGAGCTTCTCCGATCAGGTACAGACTACATTCTGGGAGAAAGCAGCACAAGGCTACTCTGTTCCGGATATTGTTGAGTACATCAAACCTAAGCTTGGTGGCTGGCTTAAGGAAGCTGCTGGTGCTGGTATTACTGGTGGTGTAATCGGTGGTGGTATCTCTAGTGCAACTGGAACCCGCACCCGTGTACCTGAGACTGAACAAGAGGCTATGCAGCAACTTGCGGACCTTGGGTTTGTTGATCAGGTAGAGGTTACTCAGACTCCAGAACTTAGGGATAAGATCAAGGAGCTAGAGAATCTCCCTCAGGTAGAGTTGGCACCTATTACCCGACCTAACTCCCAGGAAGAACAAGTGGAAGCACCAGTGCAGGATATGCCTACAGTCACCACTGAAGAGTCTACGGCAACTGATGTACTCGCTGAGACCCCTTTGAGACTGGAGACTGAACAAGAAGCACAAGTAAGAGAGGAGGTTGCACAGCAACCATTGGAAGGAGGAGGAGGAGTTGAAGGACAAGTTACCAATCAAGAACAAGCGGTACAGCAACAGGGGCAAGCTCAAGAGAACATCCCTCCAGCAGAACAAGGACCATTACCTCAGGCAGCAACTCAAGAGGTCGCACAGCAACCACTGACTCTTGAGAATCCTCAGGTAACCCAAGAGGTAACACAAGAACCACTTACGGCTGAACAGCAGGTAGCTCAGGCTCAACAGCGTATGGGAGCAGGTGAGAAGGTTATTATTCCTCGTCAGGAGACTGGACTCAGTGCTGAGCAGGTAGCTAGTCTTGAAGGCATCGAACCTCCGGAGTTCTCTAAGATCGACTCGATAGCTAAGGACATCACTGCTAACACAGGTACTTTAGTTAAAGAGGTAGTGAATAGTGGTATTGTTGATCAGGTTAAGTCTAAGATGGAGAGGATCACCGGAGCACCAGTAACCTCTATGGTTGAAGGAGTAACTAAGGTAGGACAGACTACTTTCAGGAATATAGTTAAGGATACTATAGAGGAGGAAAGGACTAAGATTATATTAAGGGGAGAGGGGGTTAATACCTCACAAGATAACACAAGTATAACACAAGGTAACATAAGTAATACTATAGTACCATCGGCACCCACAACTTCTATATCTCCCGAAACAAATACGGAAATGCATAACGAAGATGGGTCACTAGAACCTGCGCCTCAAACTGCTCCGGACTTGAATGCTCCTTTTACCCCTGAGGAACTAAAGAATGTCGAAGATCGACAATTTCCTGGTGAGCGTGCAGAAATTGATAGGGTCCAGGATGTAGCCCCTGCACAGATCTCTAGCATCACAAAGAAGCTTGGGATTACCAAACGTGTAGCTGAGCTAGTTCAGCCGATGGCAGAGAAGACTTACCCTAACTCCAACAACCTGTTTGTTGCTATGGCTGCTAAGGATCGTGCCGCTGTGAATGAGGCTGTAAGACAAGCCTTCGAAGAGAAAGTACAGGAACGTGCAGATTTCGAACGTAGGAGCACGGTAGAACCTTCCTCAGCAGTTTCAGAGCTAGAGAATACCGTAGGTCAGACTGAACCTGGAAAGCCCAGAAAGACCAAGGAATACACACAAGAAGAGCTTAACCAGAAGGCAGAGACTATTACTGAAGGTGCAACATCCTACGCACAAGAGCAGGATCAGAGGTCTATTGTCGATAAAGCTTTTGGTGAAGGTAGTAAGATTGCCGCAGCTAAAGGTCGGTTGTCTAAGTGGGCACAAACCTATGTCGAGAATGCTGCTGGTGTTCTTGAGCGGATCTCTCCTAAGTTGTATGGTGTTGTCCGTAGGTTCGAAGCTAAGGTAATGGATCGAGTTAAGCAACGTCAGGAGAACGTCAGAGAGTTTAAGGAGTGGTACTCCGAACTTGGAAAAGAGGACAAGCAAGTTGTTGATCTAGCTATTGCTAACTACAATGACGCTGGACATCGACAGGCACTCAAGGATGTAATCGGTACTGACACTAAAGCTCTGAATGCATGGAGCAAAGTAGAGTCTGTTATCGAAGAGATCAAGAATGAGTTTGTTGCTGTTGGTCTTCTTGGTGCAGGTAAGGATATGCGCTACTATTTCCCACGTCGAGTTAAGGATCTTGATGGTTTGATGGAGTACATCTCCAAGGATCTTGGGAAGGGCGACGCACTCATTAAGGAACTCCAGAAGATCACTGGTAACCCTCGGCTTAGTTTGTCGGAAGCACAGGCAATGTATCGTCAGATGCTTGAGCGTGGGTATATGCCAGGGATGCTTATGAATCCTGGGTCAGCTAAAGGACGTACGATCTGGTCTGTTGATAATACGATGGTAGATAAGTTCTACTACAGTCCGCTAGAGGCTCTTGATTCCCACATCAGGGAAGCTACTGAGGCCATCGAACAGCGGAAGGTTATTGGCACAAGTAAGCTTGCTGCTAATCAGAAGAGATTGGATGCACTCAATAAGAAGTTGATCAAGTCGGAAGAGGATCTCCAGGTGATTGACTCTCTAACTAAAGCTATGGCTCAGAATGAAGTCACAAGTGAAGGTGAAATCTCAGAGTGGCTTAAGACTGTACTTGAGAATGGTATCAGCATTCCTCATCAGAACATGGCGATTGCTGCACTCCGGGCAAGGTTCAACCAGAAGCACATGACTCGTGGGTTTGCTAGTCTGAAGGATCTGTCGCTTACCAGTGCGCTATCTCAGATTGGATCTACCGTCACTCAGCTTTCTGATATTGCACCTCTGATTAACGAGTATGGTATTACTGCTACACTTAAAGCTCTTTCTGAGTCTAAGGTAATGACTAAAGCTGACACTGATATTCATACTGCACTAAAGGACATCAGTGGTTCCAAGGTTACGTCAAAGGCTTTGGATACAGTGTTGAAGTACACAGGGTTCGAGGCAGTCGACGGATTCTTTGCTGGTGCCGGTATGCAAGCTGCTATCAACCGGGGTGCTTCTATGAGCTTCGAGGATTTCTCTAAGAAGTGGGAGAATGTATTTACTGCGGAAGAGCTTCCAGAGCTGTATGATGCATTGAAGAATAAGAACAAAGCGAATCCTCTGTTGCGTGAGTTTGCTTTCATTGAGCTTGCCAACGTAAGACCTTTGTTCCCAACTGATATGCCTATCGGTTACCTGGAGGGTGGCAACATGCGACTCCTGTATGCACTGAAGTCCTGGACACTCAAGACGTTCAATAACTTGATCCGGGATACTCGACGTGTGTATCGTGAGAAGGGTGCTGTACCTGCTGCTATGAAGTTAATCTCAAGTGTTGCTCTTCTATCAATGGCTGGTGCTGGTGCTGATGCTATCAGAGAGTTGCTTATGGGTAATGAGGTAAACTTTGGTGATAAGGTACTCGACAATGTTCTGAAGTTATTTATGGCTAGTCGGTACAATATCGAAGGTCTTGGGTCTGGTACAGGATTTGGTGAGACTATGGCAAGGATGTTCGCACCTCCTACCGGATTCTTAGATAAGCCTTTCTTTGATTCACTTGATAAGATCAAGCAAAGTATTACAGGTGATGAGAAAGATGCTCCTAAGTGGAAGACAATACAAGAGATTCCGGCCTTCGGTAAGTTGATCTGGTCTAGGTTCAGCGATGCTGGTGCAGACCGAAGACTCTCCCGAAGACGTGAGACATTGTTTGGAGCACTAAAGGATGCTACATTATCCAGAGATCCTGAGGATATGAAAAGGTTTCGTGAGCTTCGGAAGGAGTACAATACTCTTGCCAAAGAACTCGGACAGAAAGCTATCACTCAGGACAGTATCTCCAGAGCAATGAAACGATATAGGAAGAAAGCAATCGAGAAAAAGAGGGGATAGTATGATCGAATTATTTGCACACATTATTGAGAAGGGTATCGCTATGGTGGCTATCGCTGCCATAGCAGCCTTGGCTCCTGATACTAATCTTGCGATGATCGCTATCACCGGTATCGCTGGACTCGCCGGATCTGGTGTGGCATCGTCTGGTATTAAAAAGGCAATCAAATGAGCGACTACGATAATTATTTAGCAACTGACGGAACAGGAGATAAGTTTCCTGCTATTGGTGCGTGTGAGTTTATCATACAAGGGTTGACAAGTGGTTACGTTAAGATACAGTACCTTGTGCCTAAGACAAATCTATTGACCGAACCTGAGTGGGCTGACTACCCAGGACTCATCTTCATCGCTGATACCTACCGTAAGATCTCTCTATCTGAGGAAGGTGTATACTTCCGTGTAGTAGGTGTTGGTAATAACGCTAATGTATACGTCAGATTCCGACCGTTAAGAGTTGGAGTATCTTTGTGGCAAGAGGTCACCGATCCAGCAGCAAACGTAGGTGTTGGTGAAGGATTCACTCCAGGTGTAACAGGAGATTTCCCGACACATGCTGATAACGTAGATGGGTCAATCAGTATCTCAAGTTGCGTGTGTATTCTGAAGACCACAGATGATTTCGTTGGTCAGATGATTAGGTATGACATTGCCCCTAATACAAGCCTTGCACTCACCGATAACTCAGTGAACTATGTTGTAGTTGATTGGAACAGTGGTTCCCCTATCTATCGAGCTACCACTACACTAGACGAGATTAATTTCAGTAGTGTTATTCCGGTACTCACCATCTATAGGCAAGGTACTGCACTCCATGACCTTACATGGGGTTCTATTGGTGATGGTCTTGCAAGTAAACTTTTGAACAGGTGTATTAAGCAGAATCGCTTTGTCCGGGAAGAGTATGATGGATTGATGCTATATGAGTATGGCACCAGGAACGTGGGTATTACGGAAGGGAAAGTTTGGTACGGAGTGACACGAGCAACCACACCATCTTTCTTAAGTGATATGCACTTGCTTCGAAGGTGGGCGCATGTTGCTGGTGTTTGGACAGAGACTACTGTAGCGCAGTACAGCAACACTCAGTATGATAATGGTACAAATGTGGCTACCCTCGGTGTCGCTAAGTACACAGTAGCTTGGTTCTTTATGGGTGTCGATCAGAATGAAGAGCACGGTTACTATATCATGGGTAATCAATATGCAAGTGTAGTTGATGCCGAGGCAGCACAACTTCCTACAGATCTACCAGATATAATTCGTAAGCACGCAATTCTAGTAGGGAGGTTTATAATCTATCAGGGTGCGGCAACTGCCGTAAAGATTCAGAGTGCATTCAGTGGTATCTTCCAGGCGACTACAATCACTACAGAGGGTGCTGTTATTCGTCAGAAGATTGTAGAAGGAACCACCGGAGCTTCTCAGGGATCGAGTGTCACGTATGCTCATAGTCTGGACTCTACCAAGATCATTCATATCTCTGGAACAGTAGAGTATAGCACAGGGTATCGAGTACCACAAGAGCATCAAGGCACAGCGGGTTATCAGTTTAGCGTGGCTGTAGATCCGACCAATGTAACGGTAAAGAATCATGCAACCAACAGCGGCAGTATCTTGAGTAAACCATTCAAGATCGCCATTACCTACACGGAGTAAAATATGACATGCACCCCGGCAGATTGTGCAGCACATGAGTTTGTAACGGATTCCTTTAAGCGAGTAGAGGTATTAGCAGAGAAACTTACTGAGGGGCAAGCTAAGCTCCAGGTATGTATTGCGAAGCTTAACGAGCAGATGGAAGGACTTCGGAGGGATTACGAACGTATCGAAGCACTTGAGAAACGACAGATGGCATCGGAAAAGTTTATGTATAAGGTCAGTGGAGCACTGGCACTTGCAGTTGGAATCATTCCCATAGCTTTGAAATTCGTGTAACATAATGTCGAACTTCGACAAATAAAAAGGCCCCAGGAATCATTAGACTCCTGGGGCTTTCTTGTGTTTACATAATAATAATACTATAGACTAATAAACCTAAAGCTGCTACCGCACCAAATAATATAATACCAAGAAGTACAATAAGTTCCCACATCAGTATCACAGATAGGTCAAGCTCAAAAGGACTTATGTAATCTGAGTCTCTACTCTGTAGTACCATTAAGGTTTCAGGACTCCACCATAAAGGTACTCAGAGATCATCTGATACATGACTTCAAGGTTACCTTCGGTAATCCAGAACTCATACCCGTCATGCTCTATAAGGACAGCATCTTCAGAGGTATCGTACTTAATAGACATCATCTCTCTTCGAGTCTCACTGTCATCGAAAGCACATATTTGCTTCCTCATCTTTATATCAAACGCTATTTGTGTTGCCATGTTATTCTCCTACCTCACCAAAGTAAGCATTAATAGCTTCCCTCAGCGTCTTGAGTTCATTGTGAGTCATACTGACCTTACTGGTCCTGACCGCGATGTCAGCTTGTCCCGGATATTTACTCATCACCGTAAGTGTTCTACCGATACCCTCGTCATCAAAATACTTTGACTCGACTATGATAGTCACTTGTCGACGTATGCTGGTAGCCATATCATTTCCCCTTAATTACCGCAAGCGGTAAAAGTGTATCAGTGTAGGTACAGGTTATGTTGTACTGCTGGCCCATAACTTCAGCCATATCCTTGTAACCGTTAGGATTCTCGTCAGCATAACTCATAAGTTCTCCAGGAACAATGATGTCACCCATCTGCCCTTTGAACTCAATTTCATCAGCCGACCGCTTAGCTTCTCCCCGACTCTTCGACCTACCTGCACCATGACTACAGGATTCGAGTGTATCCGGATTACCCATACCACGGACAAGAACCGTACCATAGGCCATGTTTCCAGGGATAGGACACAGGCAACCTTTGTAGGCGTGGATCGTTCCTTTTCGGTGAACTACACCAGATCCATCCAAGGTAATGTGGTGGGTATTGTGGTTACGTCTTGCTGTACGAGACTCGTCAATGAATAGGTACTTCCCGATAGCAGACTCAACAACTGCCTGGACACAATCAACCATTGCACCACGACTGTAATGAGCGAACATAGTGGCAGCGAATGCATCCTTGAAATAGTCTTTAGCTTCTGGTGAATCCATCCCAAGGAATTTGTCGAAGTTCGACATATAGTGCTCACCGATACCATGACCAAGACCACGAGATCCAGAGTGAACAACACAATACAACGAGCCGGTTCTTTCAGAATACGATAGGTCTACGAAGTGGTTTCCAGATCCGATAGTGCCAAGCTGCTTAGCTGCTCCACGCCTATCAAAGATTTCTTTACCATCCTGTGTCAGCAGTTTATAGATCCTGTCCGCACCAAACTGTTCACGACGATACTCACGGTCAGAAAGAGTGGCACGTATTCCAGACACAATCTCAGGAAGTTTATCCATTATCTTAAGGTAGTCAATGTTAAAGCAGATTGCCTCAACACCGCACCCGATGTCATAGCCTACCCAGGATGGACACACGACACCTTTAGTCTCAATGACAGAACCAATAGGTGCATCATATCCAAGATGAGCATCTGGAAGTAGTGCTGCCTTAGTTACGAAAGGTTGCTTGATTGCTTCGTAGAATTGATTCTCAGTCTTCGGGTCAAGATCGTTACATAAGATATACGGTTGCATAATCAATCATCTCCTGACAACACTTCATCCTGCGCTTTCTGGTAACCATCGGACTCACCTTCAGCATAGGTGCTGTTCATACAGAAGCTACACGGTTTCACTTTAATACGGATGTCATGCCGACGATACTCAAGCTCATACTCTACATCCGCACCACAGTCATCACACTCTAGTTCAATATCGATCATCTATCACCTCAATAGGTTTTGCATTAAAGCAAGGTGGTGGTTCTACAAACAAGGCAATCGGTGGATTCTCTGAACCCCACCAGGATAGTGCCTCTTGAAAAACAGAAGGGGTATACGCACTTTCGCACGCTACCCCCTTGTCACACTCCTTCCAAAACTGGCAGAAGGTTCTGTCTCTATAGCAGATCACTTATCCTCCGAGTGTATAGCTCTGTACCACTCAGCATACTCTTCATACTGAGGACACCAAGGCATGTGAGGTTGACTCTCTGGTCTACCATTCATGTGGATAGCATATCCTCCACAGCTACAGTAGTTCTTAAACGTCTTAAGAGCTACAGCCTCATCTTTTGTCATCTAAGCCAACCAGACTCCACAAGTTTCATAAGCAAACCAAAGGTCCACTCGTTGCGTCTTGTGAGTTCCTTCCTCTCACCACCAACAGTCCAGTACCGTTTGTATTGCGTGAGTGCTTCGGTCTTGTTACGGGTGATGATAGCATTCCGGAATCGAGGGAAGGTATTCAAGACACCGTTGAAGCTATACTCAGCCAGGATCAACTGAGCAAGCTGAGGCATTTTGTCGAAGTTCGACATCCCCACAAGATCACGAGCGATGAAGTAGTGTTTGATGAAGTCGATCATCATAACGTACATAGCCTCAAGGCTGGTAATACCATCAGTCCAGTCGAGACCATAGAGCATACCAAAGGCATTCTCGTTACTGGTAAGCTTATGACCAAAACCAATGTCACTCCCACCACCATCTTCAGGTGCTCTGTTAGGCATGACAATAGATTCAGGATCAGCAACTACTAATGGGGCGTTCTCCTGCTTCGAAAGTTGTTCCATGAAATCAATAAGATCCATTACTTTTTCCTCCTCTGAGTCTTTCGTTTCTTACCTGCTTTTGAGAGAGCAATAGCAACCGCTTGCTTCTGAGGTTTACCGTGTGACATCTCGGTAGCAATGTTCTCCGAGATTACCTTATTAGACTTACCCTTTTTCAACGGCATCCTTCACCTCCTGGTATCTGACGAAGTACGCAAGTTTTCTTAAGACACCTCTCCAAGACCCTGCGTATAAGGTCTTAGATCCATCATCATTATACACGATACCCTCATACAATCCACCATCAACCTTAGTTACAGTTACTGCATAACCAAGATCCATCAAATTCTGCATAGCTCTTGCGAACTCAGTCATGCCACAATCCTTTGTATCGATAGTTTAGGTACTGTAAGTGTCTTATGGTCATTTAGTTCCTCCTTGTACACTTTAAGTTTTGGGTGGCTTGCCATATCATTTCTCCTTTGGAATTGTTCGACAAGTACAGGTTTTAAGTTCAGGCATACCAGGACCAACTAACATATAACCCCAATCAGAGCAGAAGTGCCAACCTTCGTACATCTCCTGCTCTGTAAGTATACCACCTTTCATCTCAAGCTCCCAATATCTTTCTTGCGTCATACCCAATCATACTTGTGCATCTTTGCATCATAGATAAGTTCATTTACTAAAATACCTATAAGGCATAGTGCGAGCATACCAATGAGTCCTAAGAAAATATAGTCAACAATCATAATGAGCACTTATCTCCAGCACAAGCATACTCCTGCATACCTGTAGTGTTGTCCTCTTCTTCGAGACCAGTCATATCCCAATTAATATCCTTAGGGAAAGCCTCAACAGCAGCCTCATACTCTTCTTTTGTAATCGGCAGGTACGGTTGAGTCTCTTTATCATAGATACCATCAGACAACGGGAAGAAACTCAAGCCACCAATGTCATCGAAGTTCTTGTATACCCAGGACATCACCTCAAAGAAGTTGTTGTCACGGTAGTAGATGGTGCAGCTTGGGTTACCATCTGACCAGTGGTCACTGTAGGTCTTCCAAAGCTCTAAGGCATCAATAGGATCGAGGTTACTTGCGAACACCTTGGTACTCTCAGGAGCAGCGATTGGGAAACTAAACCAAGTCTTGTCATCGCCACGTTTATGTGGGATACCTTGAGCTATCATCAGATCCGTTAGTGGATCTTTGTTGTCCTGAGTTACACGCCGTAGATAGTACGGGGCATACTGAGGATGAATGCCTGAGGAAGTCCCACAAAGTTGTGATACAGTTCCTGAAGGTTTGACCAGTGTAATCTGTTTGGCATAAGGTATACCAAGGACATCTGCAAGATCTTGGTTTACGAGTTGAGCCTCGGCCCTGAGGTTTGCCAATACATCAGAGAGATCAAATATGAGATACTCTTCAGATCCTTCCAGGAAATCAGCATCAGGTTCACGGGCACCACTCATAATCGGATGATCCATGATACCGGTAAGGCTAACACCAAGTAGGCGTTCCTCCTCCTGGTTACGCTGCCATACCTTACGCAGATACCGGAACTTCGTAAGACTCGACTGAAGCGTTCCATAGATGGTAGCCAATCTCACCTTACGTCTGAGGTCTTCGAAGGTATCTTCAGGACGAATGACAACCTCTGACAGATTACAGAAACCACCAGTGTCCCGGAGGATTGCTTCGCCGCAAGGATTCAACAGATAATCACCTGACCACTCACGACCACAAGCTTCAGCCTTTTTCTTAAGTGCAGTCTTGTTGACAATCCCACGCTCACCGCTGTAGCTCTTGAAGAGATTCATGAACTCTTTGTTGAATGCGACAACATCTGGCTTGATGTAGTAGGCAGCAGAGTTATTCGAAAGCTTCCGTTGCTCCTGCCCACCTTCCTCATAAGTCTTCCACCACTCTCCAGTCTTAGCACGGGCCATCGCCATATCCATGAGATCAGAGATGGAGATACAGGCTGACCTACGAACCGAACCGACGATAACCGTCATAGCAATCCAGCAGATAAGGTCATGTACCTCAAGCGGCGTAAGCTTACGACCGGCAGAGTTAGTGAAGATTTTTACTACCATCTTGAACAGTTTGTCCAGTGGTTCAGGACCGGATGCACGTCCACCGAAAGTCTTCAGTCGGGCACCAGCGGGACGGATGTAGCTAAGATCCCACGTAGGAATCTCACCATTGACAAGTAGAGAGATCAGTTGTTTCAGACCTTTAGCCCAACCGATCTTCGAGTCATGCACTCGGATAACAGTCTCAGTCGGATGGAAATCTTCAGAGATCGTAGGTAGTTGAGAGACATACTTAGATTCGACACTAAAGCCAACACCAGTACCACACATGAGAAGGTAGAAGATCTCATCGAAGTACCGTAGATGATTGATGCCAGCACCAGCACAGTTGAAACCAGCAGCCTCGTCACGATCAAGTGCAGGACCAGCGGTCATCAACGTACGCATGGAAGGCATGACTCCCAGGTTGACGGTAGATTGTCGAAGTTCGACAAAAAGATCCTCGCCTAACACATCGCCGAACCTTCCACGCCAGAAGTTAATCAAGCGGTCTACAGTTTCCTCCCAGGTTTCCCTTCGTTTTACATCAGGTAACCACCGGCTATACTTTGACAGGTGAATATACCGTGACATTTGTTGGTCAATATAACTCATAAACCTCCACGAAATAAGGGGCGTGCATTCCTAAGAACACAAGCCCCTCTTATGCGCCTTAGCTGGTAAAGATCTTCCAAGCACAAGCAAAGGCTACACAACCTAAACCTGTCATGACAAAGATTACCGGATAAATTAGAATCTCCATAGTGTCTCCATTATATCTTACCTAGTCTCTTGTTTATCTTACCCCACAAACATACGTTAGCCGCAGCACACGCCACTATTATAAAGAGACATATCAAGTTGAATATCATTCGAATGAATCCTCAAGTAGAAGAAACTGATTACTAATTGCCTTGAAGGAGAATCCATCATCATCCCAATCACGAATGACCACACCTTCCCTTGGGTGTTCTGTGCTGACGAACAACGAAGGACCATCAGCAAACTCAAGGAACTCTTTAGGTGTAGTTAAATCATTAGGATCACTCAGAAAAGGCACATGAACAATACCTACCTCACTGAGAACAATAAGCTTCTCTTCAAGGTTGAGATACTTTTGTTTATTAATATCCCATACGTTGAAGGCGTACATCTCGTTGGTCGAAAGGTTATACTTGTTTCCTTGGATTCCAGGACCAATCAACTCACCCTGGAGGGCTAGACTTTTACCAGAGGTTTTGCAGTAGTTCTCGAAGCGGTTGTAGTCACCGCTGTCAACTGCATAGTTCCACCAGTTGTTGTCGCACCGGAAGGGATAGTGGATGTTACGAGAGCAGACACCACCTACACCCTTCTTGAACAAACCAGCCTTCTCGTTATGGTTGTAGTACATGGTGAACGACTGACCATCCAGCTTCTCAGTAGCATACAGATAGCGGTTTGCAATATGCTTCTCAAGGTTACGGATGTTCTGCACTCGTGTCTCATCCGTCTTAGGCAACCACTCAGGCCATCCTTTTTTGCTGAGGCGAGGATGGAGCCAAAGGTAGATCTTCATACCTATACGAGACTTCGCCCACCACGGACGTTTCTTACGTGGGTTGTCGTACACCTTCTGCTCTTTCTCAGCTTCCGGATCATACTTCCGTACACCAAGTTCCTCAGTAACATCCTCATCGAGAGCTACTGTGCGAGTCTCAGGAAACACCATACTCACCGGAAGAGCCAGACCTTGTGCTATTTGGCCTTTGAACTTTGCAGTCCTCACACGATACTTGCGTGGCTCCATGAACTCAGACCACGGACGAACCGGGAGGATACTGTCGATTTCAAAGTAGACACACAGGTCACCTACTTCAAACTCACCCTTCTTTACAACACATTCCCAACCATCGATTACCGCACCCTCAATACGGTCGGCACCTTTGATCGGAAAGAGTTCATTGATCTTACGAATCGTTGCTAGTTTTCTCATAGCCCTCCATTCTCTTGAATGTTGTCTCCAGCAACTCAGAGTATTTCGTCATGAAATCATCAAGGTCACTGGTGTATTTGAATGCTTCTTTCTCAAGACATCCAATGAAAAACTTGAATGCACCTGAGAAGTCAGGAAAGTAGTTGCAAGTGCTGACATACTCCTGGCCTACCATCTTTCCTTTCTCGACGGTGGCAAGCTTCTCGACTCCAAAGTTCATACTATCGATGACTCGGAGTTGGTACGAACCTACACGGACATTCATGGTGTTGAGGTAAGGGTGATAGTCCCGTAGAAAGGCTTGTACTCTTCTTGTACTTCAGGAAGTCTCAAGTCAGCACTTGTCCACAGCTCAGGGTTATTGAGGCAAGGTGTGCTACCATTAGTATGTTTTGTGAATAAGAAGATGAGTCCATCCTCTGTAATCCTAAGGCTAGGAAACAGCGGAGGCTCGGAACTTGTAAATGGAGTTACTGTTGATTCTAATGGCATTATTTTTCCTCCGGAACTTTAGTAATACACCGGGAACACTGCCACATGCCGTACTCCCCAACAGATGTATCATCCGGGTAACAAAGGTACAGCAGCTTTCCGGTGGTGGGGTTGGTGTATACTTGGATGATCTGACAGACAGTGCCACGCTCGAAACCATGACAACACCCTTTACGTTGTACAACTACTTTATCAGTTACCTTTAACGGTTCCATAAGCTTCCTCCTTGGAAATAAACATCAAGCACGAATCACAGTGCCACATATCAGTTGTGTATTGAGAGTTACGAATAGGGAGACACCGAGAGATTGTTCTCCCGGCATCTTCCATAGTTTCATCAGTTACTTTAACGACAGTTCCAGCGTGGAACCCACCGCAGCAACCACGAGATAGGACAATTGCAAATCGTTCCATTACTTCTCCATCTTATCGACAGCGGCACAAGTGATCTTCCAGAACCACTCTTGAATCTTACTTGCCAAGGAGATCATGTGTACATAAAACCAGACACAGAGATTGTCGAACTTCGACATTACATCCACCAACCAAACATATAGCCGAGTCCGTGGATAACACCGTACGGAAAGAAGAAGATGCCAAGCAGCAGCATAAATACCGCACCGGCTTTCATACATGCTACGATATGGGCACCGAAGCACAGCAACACGACCACAATAAGCATGACAACAACAATAGCAGCAATAGTATCTTTCATCAGTTTGTACTCCCCAAGCCACCTTCGCCACGTACGGTTTCGGTAAGCTCACTTACATAGATAGGTTCTTTCTGAACCACAGGAACCTCAAGAAGCTGAACGATTCGCTCGCCCTTCTCGAAAGTTTGAATCTCATTTGACAGGTTAAATAGTACAGCCTTCAACTCACCACGATAATCCTCATCGATGATACCGAAGTTGGAGATGACGCAATTCTTTGCTGCCAGTGATGATCGATTCACCAGCATACAGACGTGTCCTGGCTCAGTGGCGATAGCTACACCAAGGTCTACGGTAGCTTGTTCTCCAGGAAAGAGATACAGAAGCTCAGGTAGACGCACATCAAGACCGGCATCAGTAGGGTGCTTGCGATACAGAGGGAATCCATTGCTCAGAACCTTAACCTTCATACTTTCCTACCTCCAATTTAAGATCAATAACAGTGTACTCAGGATACTCACTACCAGATCTGTTCTTGCAACTATTCAACCAGTCGCAGTGTTTCTGGGCATTACGCTCAGTAATGAAAGGGGCATCGTGTCGATTACCCCAGAACTGCACAGTGCCGTCCTCATACTTTGCCTTGATAGCATACAAAGCTTTATTAACAGGTAGGGCCATTGTGGAAAACCTCTTTTTGGATATACTCGTAGATCTCACCAAGAGTATTATCACCTACAAGATTGAACTCAGTTGGTGCATAAGCATCCTCAAGATACATCTCAAGCTCTACAATATCTAAAGTATCCAGTTCAAGATATTCTAAAGTGCATGACCAATACGGCTTCTGTTTACACCCAACCTCTTCAAGTCCAGACTCAATAACATACCATATCCCGGTAGTTTGGTAATCGCTCCAAGGTGTAGGTGGCCTGTTGAGAGGTACAGACTTTGCTTCCTCAATCTCAGGTACAGGTTTCAAGATGGCATCAAGCTGCACTTGAGTCAACTTAACCATCTCACCTTTAGTCACATTGATCAACAGATATTCATCCATTGTTATCCCTTATAGTTACGCACGATAAAATCGTTTCGCCAGTCCCGATAGATAGCTTCAGGTACTTGCTCAACAATCTCACGTAGCATATTCATGTGGACACCACAAGGATCATCCTCGTAGCATACGCCACCTTGACGGTAGCACTTAGGTTTCATACGGTTCGCAAGGTCTTTGTCGATCTTCGACATTTCCTCAGTGATCATGGAGAATACCTTACGTGTAGTTGCGAGTGCTTTCGTACACAGACGCTCACCAGCCATATCCATAAGGTGCTTGGCATTCAGGATCATCACATGACGTACCAATGTATCCCGACCAATCTCAGCATGTTCTCGGGCCGAGTGCCCTTGCCAGTCAGGACGGTTACTGGATACATAGTGGAACTGACCGACAGCCGAATGACGCACAAGATGAACCGAGACTTCGTTAGGTATCACCATCTTAACGATGAACAACTGAGTACGGCACGGACTGTGTTGGGTACGGTAGATTTTCTCAAGAGTCATAGTCGACTCAAGGTCTAAGATGAAGGAGATGGACTCCCGGAGCAAATCAAGCCCCAGGAGTTTTCGAACCTCTACTTTGTATTCTGAATTACTCATTCTCACCTTTGATGCGGTCGAGTTCACGTTGAGCAAAGAAGATGATCTTGTTGAGATCGTACTCTGCACTCGTACCTTCCTTTGTTCCCAGGCGATACGCAGCTTTGAAGATGTTACCAACTGCGAAGTTCATGTTGCGGTACTCGATGAGATCTTGGAGTTCGGTGGCATCCGCAGGTAACTCATATTGAGAAGGAGTGCTACCACCAGGAACCTCAAGTGAGATCTGTGCGCTCTGACGAGGAATGGAAAGCACAGCTTCCTTATAACTTACAGGAGTGAAGTGGGATACCCAATAGCCACCACCTGAAACCTTCTCCCCTCCAAGGGTTTCGAGTGTAATAGTGTCACGGTTAGGGTTCAGAGTGGTCCACTCTCTATACGAGGTGATCTTATAACTAAGTCCCTCTACAAAGTAACCATTAGAATCGAGAGCTTTCACATAACTTCCAACCTCAAATCCAGGGTTTCTTACCGGCTCTTTGTAAGGGTAACCTGCCCAATCTTCGTAGGTATCGAAGCGCATAGCGTAGGCTCCTGCTTCTTCACCATCAGAGATACGCTTGAAGTACACCAAGTCGTAATCAGGAAGGAGATCCTTTTTAGCCGAATACTTAGTGACACGAACGACATCACCTTCTTCGAACTTAACACCATAGTGCTGGTTTAATACAACCACATCACCTACCTTAAACTTATCGAGGCGTGGTGTAGGGAGTTCAGCGGCAGCGACCTCAAGCTCAGGGGCTTTAGTCATACGTTTTGCAAAAGCAGCACCAGCCACATCATCAGAGATACGCTTGACAGTTACAAAGGTATACTCCAAGCTGCTGTTTTCATTATCGACCTTAGTGACCTTGCACACATCACCTTTCTTGAACTTCATGTAATCCTCGACAAAGGTTACCTTATCCCCTACCTTGAACCATAGCTCAGCCTGATCGAATCGGTAAGCGTAGGCAGATCCAGACTTGAGGTCATTCAGTCGGATGAAGTAAAGGATGTCCTCACCAGAGGCGTTATGTTGGCAGCGGTCAACCTTGCATACATCGCCCTTGTTGAAGGAGACACCATAAGGCTGATTGAATACTACAATATCACCTCTGTTGAATACAACAGGTTTGTCGAACTTCGACATATTTTTGATAGGTGCAAAGCGAGTGGCATTCATACCTACAAACTTTCGACCATTTTGCTTCCCATGAAAATACTTACGTCCACCATCGATGTAGATATAAGTGACTTCAAAAGGAGCATCACCCTTAAGATTATGCTTAGGTTCAACAACCTCTACAATATCACCGACCTCAACACTGTTACAGGCAGCAAGTTCGAATCGATTCCACATAAAACCATACTCCCTATCTACCTTGTTACCCATTTTATACGGAACAACAGTAGGCAGTTTAAGTCCACCAGTGAATCCTGTGATACAGTAGAATTCATCCTCTGCGATGCGCTCATTACCCATGATGCATTTGACTACATCTCCTACCTTAAGCTGACCATTGCTTGTTACTTTAAGATCTTCAGTTTTCATAACCATTCTCCAATATATCCCATTTGTTATAGAAGTAGTACGGATGCTCAACAAAAGCATCCAAGAATTCATCAAGGAAATCATCGTATAAGCTAGGGCCGTAGAGAAAAATCTCACGACCCCAACCGAATATCAATGTCTCTCCTTTGTGTTCAACCATCTGGTATGTTACGCCGACATAGCCCTGCTTAGCCATTCAACTCCTCAGTACCAATCGTAACCAGAGTCACGCTTAAGGACTGGATAGATGTAGTCTTCGTAGTTACCACGGTTGATGCTGTTGGTTACCCGACGACAAGCGGTTCGGTAGAGTCTGTCCATACCTTTACGAAAGTGGGCAGGTACTCCTTTAACTTGGTCCCTCTTCTGCATAGATAAGATTGATTCTACCTGCTTAGCTGTTGCCTCGAAGCATTCATACCCACGTAAGGTATTACGATGCCCACAATACTTACGCCAAGCCCACCACTTTATGCTCTCATCATAATCCTCTTTTTCGATTTTATCAAACTTACGATAGGTTCTTGACATTATCCTTTAGGGTTCCACCCACCTCCGCTGTTAAGATTCATAGGAATAACCAAAGGGTTTCCGTCTTCGATAAGGATACACCCAAGGTTCGGACGGATCAGTGATGCTTTGTTGTAGGCGAAAGCGTGCCGGTCATCCCCAAGCATACACCCACACTCCACTCCCCACAGTCGACCACGTAAGTTAGTCACTGATTGCGCTGAGAGTTTCGTATGCGTATGTCCCTGGACGACACTCATCCCTGCATCACTGGCAATTCTTAAGATGTTGGCACCTTTGTAGTGACAAAAGAACCAATCATCCACAATAAGATCCGGATGTAACTTCCAATAAAAACCATCAGCACCAATGACTGACATAAATGGAAGCATCACAGACTTAGGGATACCAGCAACAGTCGCCCGATTCCACAGGCGATCATCGTGGTTACTATGCATGATGTCAAGAGTAGGCATCAGTAAATGCAACTGCTTTACTGCCTCACGGACAGTTTGGAACTCTTTCGTATAGCACTCGTCATACTCAGGATCTTTCGGATACCTGCTGAATGCATACGAATCGGTGAGATCTCCCACATGAATGAAACGATCTGGCCTATGCTTGGCGATAACAGCACTCAGGAACTCGAACGTATCCGGATGATGATAGGGGAAATGAGTATCCCCAATAACTAAAGTTGATCCCATATCACACCACCTTGAAACCGTACTGCAATCTCTGCATACGCTTGATACCTTCGAGCCACTCACGGGTAACTGTACCTTCGACAAGTTCAGTCGGAAGATCAGATGCTTGGAAGAAAGCAAACCCATTCTTTGCCGACCACTCACCAAGAGTCAGGTATGAACCATCCGCTCTACGCTTGCAACCAGTGTAAGCTTTAGTGTTAGGACGATCAAAGATGAAGATTAACTCCAGGTTCGGATGGTTACGCTTGACCCACACGTACTTCGAAGCTTCCTTAGATCCTCCCTGAAAGATACCTTTCGCCTCGACCAGTAGCCAAGGATGATCGGCACTTGTGAAGTCAGGGTTGTAGGTTGCCTCTATAGTGTACTTGACCTTACGCTTCTTGTCTTCGTAGTCGAAGGTGGTCAGTTGTTCGTGGATACGTTTCTCGAATTCATTCTTGTAAGGATAGAAGTTCTTTCGACACCAAGCATTTACTTTTGCAAATCGTTTACGCACGCCCCTCCAGTTGAGTCCGTAGATAGGACCAGCTTGTCGCCTATTTTAAAATCTTTATTAGAGAAGAAGTGATGCTTCGCTCCAGTCCTGCTTGTAATTATATAGAAGTTCTTTCCGTACCGTGGAAAATTTGATACCTCGATAGAAGTTACCGTCATAGTATCCTCGGCAAATCGGTTAGAATTACAACCAGTCACAATCAGCCCTAAGCAAATTGCAAAAACTATAGCAAACAATTTTTTCATTTGACTTCCTCAGTTTTGTCGATCTTCGACATTTCAGGTGGTTGCCAAGTTTTCTCGACAATAGGTTTCGAACTTGAGTCTTGCAGAATCCACAAGCATTGTGCAGACTTCAGCATAACAGAAGGTGCATCATCACCATAGGCAACAGTCCACCTATCGAGTACGGCCCTGTAGTAGTCTTCCTCAGAACTACCCTCGATACCTTTGAGTACCGCAGTAGCCTTAGCCTCACCCACTCCAGGAATACCAGGAATGTTGTCAGTCTTATCACCAAGGAGACACTGGTAGTAGAAATTGTACATTGCTTCCGACTCAGATACATGATAGATCTCATCACGGTCAGAGTTGTAATGCCACCCAGGGATACAGTTGAGGTCTTTATCGGTACTTACGATAACGAAGTCCTCGCCTAAACGACGCAAGCGATCAGCCTCGATGCCAATAAGATCATCAGCTTCGAGGTAGTCTACTTGTGTTGCCCCTAGTCTTTCGGAGATGTACTCTTTCGTTCTCTTAAGATGAAAAGGTCTTCGAGGTACAACACCTTTCTGCTTCTCGAAAGTAGCAGGTTTCATCTTAAGGATTGCACGGGCCTTTTCTTCGTCACCGTTGCATCGTTTGATTACTTCATCGACACCTAAGCGATTCCATTTGTAATGCTCAAGGATGTCGGATCTGAAGTTCAAGGAACCTGTCAGGTAATACTTACTTACCAAACTATCGGTCTTATGCTCCAGCGCACTCTCGATGGCCTCGAACATAGCACGTAAGGTACGGGTGCAATGCTTAAACGGCTCAGGTTGATACGTTACTTCAATCGTACCACCATTCTCAGAGACGTACTTATCTGCGTCCTTCTTATATTTAAAGATGCTCTTACCGACTTCATACATCCGGCCATCAGTTACAGACGATGCCTTATGTGCATACACATCACCGTCGATTAAGAGGTTGAGTTGCTTGACCCTGTACTTAGGATCAAAGAGATCATCAAGTGTAAGTTTTCCCAAAACTCTCCTAGCAGAAGTCCGGTATTCGACTCGCTATGTATTTAGTTCTTTCACGTTCTGTAACAAAACCATCACCTTCACAGACGCTACACCTGTGCATGATAGGGCCACCCGAAGAAGTCTCCGGGTGACCATAGTATCCTGAGAATACTTTACCATCGCCATCACAGCGAGGGCACCTTACGATTTTAGGCTCCATTAGATTACAGAGTCACCGTCGACAGCATCACCACCGTAGGGAACCAGTTCGATGATGTGGATCTCATCCAAATACATCGGCAGGTAAACCTCTTTACCTACCTTGGTGTACACACTGTTGACATGGACATCAGCCACAGTACCGTTGCCGATGAACCCGTGTACATCGACATCGTAAGGAGTACCATCGGCGAACTTGATGATGGGCGGCGGCATCTCCTTGGTATTCTTCTTGATCATCTTGTTGCGGAAGGCATCGACGAAGGCATTGTTGTCCTCATCATACTTGATGTTGAACCCTTGGTCCTCCATCTTTGCTGCCTTCTCCGGCTCCAGGGCGAGGGTTACTTTGTAGCGTTCCTTACCCTCGTACTCATCGAGGTGATCTCTGAAAACCTTCGGGTAGAAGAGGGTGACATTGGACATTACATATTTGGTACGAACTTCGAAGTTGGGATTGCGAGTCATAGTATTCTCCAGATAGCTTAAATAATTCCGTTGATGAATCGATGGTGTTCAATGATGGTGTCCTTCAGGGTAGCTACTCTTTCACGATAATCCTCCTTTGATATGTGAAGTTCCTTGCAGGTTTCAGTCATTGTTTTGTTGTGAAGTAGGCAGTAATATAATTGTCGATCTTCGACACTTAAGATTCTACCCAAGGCACTGTAGTCTACAGACGAACCTATAGCAGATCCAAGCGCATCACTCACACTACGTTGGTGCATCTCTGTCTGCTCTTCGGTACTCAAGTCACAATGCTCGTACTCCTTCACAAGTTTCCTATAGAGTTTGCTCACCTCTGTAAATACTTTATAGTAAGCGATGGTTACGAACGTACCCCTTGAGGGGTCATAAGCTTTCTTAGCCTTCATGATCCCCTCAAGTCCTACTGCATAGAAGTCCTCGATGTTCTCAACAATGATTGCTCCATACGTCCTGGCGTAGCCGTGGATGAATTTGTATATCAGCGGGTCATAGTCTGCAACATTTATGTCCTCAGGATTAGGACGACCGTGGACTTCAGGTTTTGGTTTATTACTTACGATCACCTTTCATATCAATAAGGGTGACCTTTACATCACGGCGACCCTCACTTACGAACGGAGTGTTGTATGCATTCTTCAGCATGGCAACAAAACCTTCCAGATCCTTGTTGGGAATCAGGAATGCGGCAGAGTCCTCGAATGCCTGAATCAGACGATCTCCAGGGAACGGGGCATCCTGGCTATGAAGGCGGGAAGAGAGGCTCATGTGGATGTATACTACCGCATCATCATCGACAGAACTCTGGATGACAGCCACCGGATTCTTGCGATTTAAGGCTTTGCGTACCTCAGTATAGTCGACAGCATCCTCAGTAGTTACATTGAACCCCCAGGAATCACCTTTGATTTCGGTGGGTTCTTCGGTGAGAATCTTTGTGGTATCAATGCGACTGATAGCGATGTCACGCTTATAACCAGCATTATCGATGATGTTGTAAAATACTTTGTAACTATTTCGGATACTTACAACCTCGTAGTATTTTCCGAAGGTGATGTCTGAACCCTCATCCCTCTTCAAAGTAATCCAATCACCAATATTGATAACCACAGGCTTTTCATCCTTGAACTCCTTGGATATTTTAGTGAGTCGCATGGTCCAGGTATCATCAACATCATCGATGACCTCGATCCACCCACCGTTGGAGTCTGCTGCTATAACCTCATACCACTTGCCAGCAGTAACATCCATGTGAGTATCCACCACCTGAACCCACTGGCCTACCTTGGGACAGTTGGGAAGAGGAGTAACCACCTCAGAACTACCAGCCGGAACAAAGTACATGATGCTTACCCAACGCTCGGTGCCGTTGTCCTGCATGATCTTGATGGTATCATCAGATGTATCAACTTCAGTGACAAGGTACTTCTTGCCTTCAGTAACAGAAGTACACGAAGGAGACTGCTTACATATAGCGTAACCACCTTCTTCGAATGGTGATACGATAGGGGCATGGCGTTCGACAACAACGAAGCGGTTGGAGAAGTATTCCTCAGATTTGTCATCTTCCTCAAGCTCAACGAACTCCCCATTAACACTAGCGATAGTGAAGATGGTACGACCGTTGTTGATGGCCTTGGGAGTAAGGAAGCGATGGTCTCTACTCTTGCACCGGATACAGACTACCTTGTCGCCCTCTTGGAAATCAAGGAACTTCTCGGCAGCAACGAAGCACCGGTCAGCGTGGATGTAGTCCAGACCACGAGCGTCCTCATCCAGACACCGGCAGTATACTGAGGTCTCACCACCAGAGCCAGTAACAATGTACTTCGAACCAGCCTTGAGGTCAAAGCTACCGGACTCAACTGCTACGATGATTTCATTCTTTTCAAATTTGCTCATTTGTATTCTCCGTAATGTCGATCTTCGACAAATTTAGTGGCACTCGGCCCAATTATTTCCGACCTTAGCTTCTGCTCCGACCGGGATATTCAAGTTAAACATACGACCAACCTTGGCCGCAGTCTCTACAGCGATTGCACCCCACTCTTCAGCTAACTCCTTATCATCAGAGTACAATTCAAACTGAAGCTCATCGTGGTAAGCAATGATTTGACGTAGGGTTACCTTGTGTTTCTCTTCAAACAACTGACGTTCTTTATCGAGCATTACCATCCACGTCTTAAAGATGATCGCACTGTTACCTTGAAGGCAGGTGTTGAGAACATCCTTCTTATTCCTGACGTAGAATCGGCGGCCATCTAGTCCATAGATCCAGCCACCGTTAGCTTCTAAAGCTTGCTCAAGACTCTGTACCAATTCATGATAGCATTTGTACTTCTTCATGAACCGATCCTTGTTACGCTTACCTACCACCGAACTTTTACCTAGGATTGCTCCTAACTTAGCAGGTCCGGCGTTATACATCACATTATGTTCAGGCAGGTTCGCTACTCCTACCCCGGTACGAAACCAGCTTATGCTTTCACATAAGATCAGACTATATCATGAATGTCGATCTTCGACAAACCCCACCGCTTCGAGTCGCTTGACTCTACTCCTCTCGGATAGTCGTTGCACTTCCCAAATAATCGATAGCTTTCTGGAGGACATTTGTATCATCATGCAATAACCCTAGTGCTCTGTTGCAATTATGACAAAGCATCCCACGAATCTTCCCGGTGTTATGATCATGATCAACAACAAGAGTAAGGAAAGATTTAGGGTTGAGCTTGAAACCATTCGATCCACAGAGGGCACACTTCCCTTCTGCTTTCTCGAACATACACACCCACTCGTCAAAGTCGATACCGTAGGTACGCTTCAGATACTTCTCAGACCATCCGTTGTCGGCGCAATCTTGAGAACAGTATAGGTGCGATGGTGCAAGAGGTGTGAACAACTCACCACAGAACTTACAAGCTTTTTCTTTGAAACCTTTTGCTTGTTTACCTGTTGCCATGT